AGGACGTATAAAAATGAAAACCACTGATAAAGTTCTTCATGTAATTCTTGGCATGGTTTTTGCCGCCCTGATCGTTGCACTAATTTTTCAAGCATTGGCAAAATAGTTGTTGCATGGTCGTTTGTTTCCTGTAGAATAATCTACATGGAAGGGCAAGACGCCCCACCAACTAACCCCAAAGGTGACAGCATGAACGTAATGGCCCAAGCACACAAAGCAACCAAACTGCTGATTCAATCCATGTCGGCAGAAGGTCAGGCACAAGTCAAAGCCGAAAAGCTTTATGGCCGTATGTTCGCTATCAACCTGAAACGCTTCCATAAAGAGTACAAAACCATGCAAAAAGAAATCTCCCCGGTAGAAGCTTGGAAAGCTCAAGCCATCAAAGACGCTGAAAAGCGTATCGCTGAACTCAAAGCGATTGACGACACTACTGACGGTTTCATTGTTGTAGTGGGTGACAATATCCGCTTGCCACTTGACGAAGTGCAAGGCAAGTGGTGCAAGGTTGAACGTGCTTCGATCTTCTGGCACCGTGAAGACGCCCAACGTTTCGCCGGTCGTGTCCGCAATGGTAACAACGAAGTGGGGCAAGTTGTCAAGAAGCTTGACCAGATTGCATGGGAAATCACCGAACAAGAAAAGTTGATCGAAAGCCTGAAAAACTCTTTCTAAGGTGTTGTAATGGGGTTGTGAAGTCGGTACAATGGCTTCACACCCACACAATACAAGGCTTTCAAAATGAACACTCAACAAATTGACCGTCTGAATGAGCTTGAAGAAGTACACTACAACTCAAGTGTTGAGCTTCCTGAGAATGAGTATCAAGAGATGCTTGATCTTCAAGAACATCGCCAAGCCGAAGAGTGGGAAGAATCTTGCACCCACTTGCGTAGCATTGGTCACTAAAATAAAGCTTGTACAAGAGAGTATTGCTAAGGTAGAATGCTCTCACACCAACACGGAACAAGGATACAGCATAATGAAAAAGCTTCTTGCAATGTTCGGGATCAAGCCTAAGAAAGCCGCCAACAAGGGTAACCCTCAGTTCGTATGCTACATGCGACTAGCTCGCACCATGATGGCAATTGCCCGCAAGGATAGAGAAGCTGGTTTTCATTACGCTGTTAAGGCTGCTGTAGACAGCGCCCAACACTACCGCAAAGCAGCCCATGCTAGCGTCTACTATGCAGACTTCAAGGGGCACTAATAATGCTAACCATCACCCAAGCCTGCATTATCGTCGCTGTGCTTAGCCTTGCTATCATTGTGGAATACGTAGTTACACTCAAAAGGAAATAAAACATGATGCTCGCAACCCTGATTACCGTTTGTGCCTATTCCGCCGTCACAGATGACAGCCAATGCAACGACTACGTAGCAGACAGCGCCTATCAAGTGAAAGCAGCTGACAAGAATACAGCTCGTGTACAATCCGAGTTTACAGCAACTATCGACAATGAGCCCGAGTTGCTGGCATTCCTCAAGAAGTACGGCATTAGCGAAAGCTTGGATGTAATCGACTCTATCGACGTCACTACTACAGCCATCGAAGAGGATGAGTTGCCATGAAACACTTAAGTCAGAATAAATTGGTGAATACAGAAAAATAAAGCTTGACCACTATCACCAATCCTGTAGAATTGGTCTCAAGAGGAAGCAAGGTTAGCTCTTAAAAAGCCTTGATAGGGATGCAGAAGCATTCGTACTAACCCAACGTGACAAGGGTTCCGCGACGGTAAGCAGAAACGCGGTTAACGCGCTTACCAAATCAAACGAATCAAACCACTCTTTGAGGTAAGCCAGCATGACCTACACTCTTATCCAAGTTGCCAAAGTAGAAGGCCAGTTCGAGGTTCACTTCGGCTTCACTAAGTTCAAAGACATGCCAAGCGAATACGTTGTGACGTACGGCTGTCAAGTGAGCCGTTTCCCACGCACGCCTAGCGGTATGCTTGAGGCTGTTAAAGAGTTTGAGTCCTGCTACGGTCATGCCCTCACTTGTGCAGCGCCTGACGTTTTTGATGATCAATGATAGTAGCCTCAAAATGAGCCCGCCATGAGCGGGCTTTGTCGTTCCTGTCAACATGAATAAAACTACTGATGTTTGCCTTTTGCATGAATTTTTCTCGCTTGACGGGTTTTCATTCGCACGGTACAATACTCTAAGAGCTTTACCCCTAAGCGACAGCTTAGAGTGATACAACAATACATACAAACATAGTAACAAAAAGCACAAAGAGAGTAAAGCCCATAGCGAAGCTATGAGAGTAATAAACCTCAAAGCTGACGCTTTGCCCTAAGCCGTTAGGCTTTCTTGCACCATAGCAAAAGCGATAGCTTTGTTTGTGTTTTGATTGAATAAATCTATACAAAACCTCTCTAAAACGTTCTAGAAACCTATCCTACGGATAGAGTGTCATCCCTCCTTGAACTGTCGTTCAAAGCGTCTCTAATCGGCCTGTAGGCCACGTGGTACAAGGCTTAGAGAGTGGTTAGTCCTACCGATAGCGAAGCTATCAATATAACCCTTTTCGTCGCTAAACCCCTTTCCTTGCGTGTACGTCGCCAGATGTACTAAGCGAAGCGATCTCACTTTCCCTAAAATGTCAAGCACTTTCAGAATAAACATTCCTATAGGCGAACAACCTTTCATAGTAACATCCTATGAGCTAATGCTCATGAGTTGGCACACTTCTAGCCTAGCAAATAGCATGCCAGAATAATCCTCACCATAGGCATGGCCTATGCATATACCCTCCCTCATAGTGTTCTTCTATCATCATGTTGTACGCACAATCTATCAATGAAACACATACATAGAGAGTCTACTATCAACTACGTTGATGATGAATGCACACACTCATAGAGTAACAACACCCACACAATACACACTGTCAACGAGTTTCTATCATGGGTGCGAACAATCCTCAAAGGTAGCAACCCTCAAGGCTAAGCCCTCTCATAGCGTAGCTATGGTGTGTCATGCTCTGAGTTGTTCCACGTGAAACATATTCATCCCGCTATCACATCCCACCCCCAAGGTCAAGCCCATAGAGAGAGTCTATTTGAGAGGGTGTTTCGATAGATTATTTCTATTTTACGGGCGGCTAGGGATGTGGCCCTTGTTCATGGTTAAGCACCTCCAGTACAGACCCTGATTTTCCTACAGACAAAAGAAAACCCTCCGAAGAGGGCTTGCTTATTTTTGGCGGGAATTTGGCATCTCACAGGGAAAGAAGCCTTGCTGCTGTCGCAGCGGGGATAGAATACTTGTCAACGAGTGCTGCCATCTTCAGACGAATGTACCCTTGGTAGTAGTTAGCAGCGTCCTCTGGACTACTGAACTTGCCCATAGTATGGCATGTGCCGTCAAGATTTTTAGTTCTTATATACCAAGTTTTGGTAGATTTCCTCACACAATACATAGGGTCTATGTAGCACTTCAGCAACTGGTTTACTTGGTCAGGTATGAAGATAACAGTCTCAGGTGAATACACCATGCCCCCGGCACAGTCTTTATCCATAACCCAACCTTCCACATTATTCTCCGAATACCACTGTGCAAACACTTGGAAGTCGTGCCATCCGTTGCAGACAGTCACGCCTCTGCCACCATACTTCGGATAAGCTTGGTTCTTTGGATTATAACACCTTGACATGAGTGTAGCCCAGCGTGAGTATTCTTTAGTGGGCTTCCTATCATTACTCACAGCCCAGACACCTCCTGAGTTGTGTCCGTACTTCATCAATCCTCCTTCACGAAGGGCGAGAACACAGTGTCATGTAGGTGTCTGATACAGCCCTTGCAGAGAATGATTGGTGCACTCTTGCCAGAGTATCGAAACGGTATCACCACCATATCATCAGCAGACGTATGTTCGCATAGACGACAGAACGCCTTTGTCTTGCGTAGTTCAAAGTCTTTCACATCTCCCTCCTTTCCCAGAGTCCCAGTGCACCCATGATGGCATCTGCCACATATTCGTAGTCGTCTTCACTGATACCGGGGTTGCTGCCGAAGTAGCTGTACCCTTCCATCTCTTGTGTGAATCGTTTCAAGATGTCATCAATGCGTTTGGCACGCACCTTCTCAGCTTCGGTCATCTCCACATAGTTGTACTGTTTGTCGTAGTAGTATGTCCTCACTCATCATCTCCCCATTCAGCAACCTTGTGCAACCACTCAGCGTGTTCACGGCAACGCCAGCAATACCCACACCAACCGTTAGATTCTGAGCATTCTTCATTGTGATCTTCAATCTCTTTCCAGTCACTCATTACGGCTTACTCAGATTGAGGCCAATAGGCTGTGGAATCTGGATGTCCATACGATCAACAACAACAGCCAGTGCGTTACGAATGGCGTTCTCGATGATCAGTTTGTCCGCAGAGCGGGAGTTGGAGTGGTAGATAGCACCCTCAGCTCGATCAGCGATGTTGTAAATTTCTTGTGCAGTTGGCATTGGTAGTTTCATTGTGTATCCTCCAGTTTAATGATGTTGCCTGTTCTCAGGTCTGTTCTACCAGCTCCCAAGAATACCTCTTGATAGTGTGAGTTACCCAGTTCTCTAAGCTCTTTGAACTCAGCTCCCCATGGACCAGTGAGCAAGATAGTGTAGCAGTTGTCACTCTTTGTAATCCTGTGAAACTCATCCTTTGGGATGAAGATGAGACGACTTCTGTTCCTTGGCAAGCATGCTATCTTGCCACCCCTAACAATCTCTTCAGTGTAGCTACCCCTCAAGAGTAGGCTCACAGCGTTGAAGGCATGGGTGTGAAACCTGTCTTGCTTACCATCAGTCTTGTGGAAGTGAAAGAGCTTTAGGCTGAAGAGTTTCTTCCATTCAAGAATGGTTAGCTCTGAAACAGCTTGCTCCCCAAGCACAATCTCTTTGCGTTTCCAGAAGACAATCCTCACTCTGGTTTCTCCTTAATCGTTGTCTGGAAGGCTGTCACTGGAGCTAGAGAACTCTTCGCCTTCAAGGAAGAGCCTCACTTCAATACGGCGACCATGGTAACCGTAGTCGTACCCAACGTCAATGCTGATTGAGATATTGTCTCGCAAATACTCTTTGAGTGCTTCCTTCATTTCATTAGTCATTCTGGTTTCTCCCCTTTGATATATTTTTGCATGAGTGTCTTGTAATCGAGTATTGCGTCAGGGTGTTTCTCCTTGTACGTGCGTACAAAGGCTACCCAGCCTGTTGGATTCTCGCCTTTCACCAATTCCTCCCATCCGAGTTGTAACGGATCAGGTAGACCCATTCATTGTAAGCTTCTTCTGGTGTATCCCCATAACCCCGTTGATCACCACCCTTGCATATCCACCTTAGTGTGAATAGCTGGTATGTAGTGTGCGGAGGCAAGCTTCCGCTTACGATTGCCAATTGTAGCACCCCTCACGGATAGCTGGCAAGTCACCTCCACATAGACAGCCACCATCCCAAGTGCGGCTACAATGTCCAGTAGAGCCAGTCAGGTGCAATAAAGCACCCTCAAAAGTGCCCATCTTGTCAACAGCTTCCTTCGCCTCTTTCAGACCACATCCAGCAGCTTGTCGAACATCCTTGATCATCCTCACCTTGTTGGGGATGATTTGTGCAATGTCCTGTGGTCCGGCAAGGGCACGCTCAAATGCTTTTTGTGACTCAATGGCAAACACCACAGACTCCAGAAGGCTGAGTGCACGTTCCTTGTTGGCATGTTGAGAGCGTTCGCTATCACAGGATACACCAATTCCAGATGGGATGTGGTGAACGATAACACCACTTGTGGTGAGGCCAACGGTCATACCGCCAGCCCCGTGACCGCTCTGTGGCAGATAGGATGTCACACGAACATCAGTTGGATTCAGTGCCATAGTAGAGTATATCCTCAAAAGTGTATTCGAAGTTTTCAAGAACAGCCTCATTGAACCAGCGGCTTGCTCCGTTGGGGCAGAGTTTACCACATTCAGCCAAGGAGTCAATGAATTTCTTGTATTCATTTTGTTCCTTCAGAAGCTTCTCATGCTCAGTGGTGATACGTCTCCAACCGAAGGCAGACGTTTCGATCTGTGTGCCTTTGTCATTGACCAGCACCAGAACGTGGTCAGAGCCTAAGTTATTCTTCCACCTGTGCACGTATGTGTCTACAAGATACCACTTCTCCTGCCCAGCCTTGGCTTGAAGGCCATAGCACTCAGGGCGTCCAACCTCAAGGCTATTAGGGTTCCTGCGAAAGAAGGAGAAGTCGCTTGAGGTGAAGCCTGTTTCCATTGTGTAACACTTACGTGTATCCATTATCAATCTCCCCAGTAGGTGAGTTCTTCGTCTACAGCGTCTTCCGCATTCTGGAATAGCGCTTGGTCATCGAAGTAGTCTTCGTTGTCAGAACCATCCCAAAGGATTTCTGCCAGTTCGTTCGCACCCTCAAGTTCGTCTGGTGCGTAGACACCAAGCTTAAACAGATAGGTGATTGCAGTTTGAATCCACTCAGTGCGAGCAGCCTCAAGTCGTTCTTGACGGGTTGTTGCTTTTGCACTAATCATTGCTGTCATTGGTCAATCCCTCCGTTAGTCCCCAATCTTCAAGTTCAGCCCACAATGAGGTGTTGAACGTCTTAGGTGGGCTAATGTAAGAGCGTGCGTAAGCACGGATAGTTTCATTCATTGGTTGTTCAAACCACGGGAGCGGTTCTTCCGCCCCGCAGATGTTACAAACTTTCGGAGTGAGTGGTTGTTCCATCTTCCACCACGACAGCTTCATGACCGTAGTAGCCATTGTGCTCGTTGTAGGCAACGAACTGCAAAAGACCCTCAGAGGTTTTGATGTTCACGAACATGCAAGAGCCTTCGTAGATGTTACGCATCGAGATGGTTTCCAGTTCCTCGTTTACCACTTCCACTCCGTGGTATTCCGCACCAATGAATCGCTCTAGAGAGTCTTCAGAGATGATGTAACCCCACAGTTCGCAGCAGTTTTGTCCATTGGAGATACCCATTTTGACTTGGGTATCATCCTCAAGGGTGATAATGAACCCATCATACCCCGGCGGCCAGAGCCCGTTAATGTTACTCCAAGAAGTGTCTTCGATGTTCTTAATTTTCATTTAACCTCTCCCTCAATTTGGATTTGGCGTACCACGCCATTTTTCTTCGCGGTCACGTGCATCCGGCCTTCGGCATCAAACTGTACGTGTACAGTATTCTCCACCAAATCATGAGTCTCTGCAAGCAGTTTCTTCAGTGCTGCGAGGTGTTTTTCATCAAGGCTTGGCAGTGTCATGCGATAATGTCGTCCCAAGGCACAGCTTTCATATTGAAGTCAGCGTACGGAATCATGTGCTCAACTGCTTCGCCAAGCTCATTGTAGGTGCTGTAGCTCACCATCTCACCCAGAAATATAGTCTCAGGGAAGAACTGACTCCAAACCCGTGTACGCACACCGTAAGGCAAGCCAACCGGCAGCGAGAGCATCAGAGTGTTGTGCATGGACGCTTCAGCGAGGATCATTGGCACGTCTTTGACGTAGAAGTTGATGCTCTTTGCCTTCATTACTGGGCAGTAGCTGTAGTCAGAGATTTGTCCGATTGGACGGTAAGGGTTGCAATCAGGCGTGTAGAACATGTATTTCTCCTATGAAAAAGCCCACACCTTTGTGGGGTATGGACTATTGTAACACGTTATGCGAAGGCTTTCAACACTTCGTTAGGGTTGGCCTGAGCCGACTCACCAACAGGTTGGAAACCCCAACCGTTACCAGTGCGTTGGAGAGTACCCACGTGAAGTGCAGTACCATTTACGAACTGTTGCAGCTTGTACTGGGCCAGCAGGTTGTTGTCTTGGTCGTAGAGGTCGAAGCTACCACCAGCAATCATGCTGAAGTCTTGGTTCCGAGTAATCGCATCGTGCAGGAACACAAAGTGTTCAATCTTGTCGATGTGGGCTGGAACTTTACCAATCTCAACCAGAATTTCTTCGTCATCCTGACCTTCAACATCAGCACCGTTACGGTTATCACGTGGCAGAACAACAGCACCGTTGTAGCAGTCTTTGTTATTGAAGAAGCAAACGTTCTTCATATCACCTTGGATACTGCCATTGCTGGTTAGGAACATGAAGATGTCAAGGTCAAACTCATGGCCTTTAGAAGCCATCGGGTGAAGGTTCCAGTTCAGAGCGCCACGCAGACGGGTCAGCGAAGGTGCAACTTTGGTCAGGTCCAACATCAGGGTATCTTTGCTCAAGTTAAGCTCCATTATCAAGTCCTCTTTAGTAGTTTGGTTGAGGCGCCATTGTGACGCCTCTTTCAGTTTGTGTCAATCGTTATTTGGCAAGTTTCTTGTGAGCGAATGCAACCGCTACAACCAGAAGACCACCAACAACTTTTGCAATCAAGTGGTTAACTTCGCCAACGTAGTTGATGAAGTGTGCATCAGAGACAATCATCTCTGCACCAACCACACCCAGCATTGCTGCACCGATCCAGACAATCACTTTGAAACGATCCATCAAACCAGACAAGTATTTAGCACCGTAGATGATAATCGGGATGCTGATTACGATACCTGCAACAGCGTAGATGGTTGCGTGTTCACCAGCAGCAGTTGCTGCACCAGCTACAGCCATCACGTTGTCAAGCGAAAGCATGAAGTCAGCTACGATGATGGTCCAAACAGCGCCCCAGATTGTAGACTTCTGTGCAACATCTGGCTCATCTTCGTGACCAGTCAACAGCTTGTAGCCAATGAAGATCAAGTAAGCACCAGCGATCAGTTTCAGGTACGGAACGCCCAGAAGGAACGTTGCAAACACCAGAAGTACAGCTCGCAGGGCGATGGCACCAGCAGTACCCAGAAGAATCGCCTTACCTCGTACCGAAACAGCCAGAGAGGCACATGCCAAAGCGATTACGATTGCATTGTCAAGCCCGAGAAGCAAGTCGATCATTACAATCTTGAAGACCGCTGCCCACTCGATGGTTGCCAAAAATTCCATTATGTTGTTCCCCTTTCAGTTTGTTTGTGTGGGGGCCATCCTACTGACTGGCCCTCATGTTGTCAACCGTTTTATTTGGTTGCGAAGGCTTTAAATTCTTCGTTCAGCAACAGCTCATAGAACTTGTTCTGGTCGATAGCCTTCGGGTTCGGAATGTAGATCACTTCAACAGTGTCATACTTAGCCGCTACAGCATCCAGATAACGCTTATTGACACCGTTACCAATCGCCACGATCTGTACGAAGGTGTTCTCCAGCGAGTCAAGCTGAGCTTCAAACTCACGTTTGTCGTTGTTCTCACCATCAGTGATCAGTGCCAGATAGGTTGGGGTGACGGGCTTTACAGCCCCAAATCCGAACAAGCCACGTTTAGCTGCTTTGCCTTTCAGACCTTCGATGGCATCTGCAAAATTGGTCCCGCCACCAGCGTAGATCGCTTTATCGCGGATGTAGGTGTGTGCATCATCCACGGTCATGTCTGGAGTACGGTCAAACGAAGTGTTGAAGAAACCAATCTCCATCTTGCCGTCATCATCAAACTTCATGGCCGCAGCCAAGAACAAGTCCAGTGTGTCTTGTACCCAACCGCAACGGAATTCATCTTGCATACTGCCAGATTTATCCACTGCCAACTTTACAGCCATGGTAATTGGTGTGAAAATCTGAGCCTTTTCAAGATTCAGTTCCAGCGCTTTAGTCAGGTCTAGCATTGGCATACCCATATATCCTCCTTTGTTTTGATGTGTTAAATACTACCGGTTTGTTTGAGTGCTGTCAACAGACTTTTTTGTCCATTTCCAAGCTCTTTTGCATCGGTAGTGCAACGAGCAATGTCATCCCGCTCGATCTGACGCACCTCGGTTACAGTTTCCAAAACACGTTGACGCAGTGTGCTCAGAGTCTCAGTCGAGATTGTTGCAGTACCCAGTGCCTTAGCACTGTTGATGGCCGCAAGTTTAGCACCAGCGCTACCCTGAAGCAAGGACTTTTCAGTCAAATCACGAACATTGCTTACAAGCTGGATACTGGTATTCACGTCCAGAGTCTGTTTGAACAGGGCGAACTCCATCATAATGACTGGAATGTTCATCATGATACCTTTCAGCGTGGAGACGGCTGTACGGCTCGACTCTTGTTGTTGCTTGATGCGTGGGCTGTTGATTTCAGTCATAGTCTTCAGACGCAGCAGCATGTCCATCTTCAGCTTAAGGCGGTGAATCTTAGATTCAGCGTCTCGCACCATCTGGGCTTCCATGGCAGCGTTGTCGCCACTCAGGTCAATCTCAGGCCAAGAGGCCACTTGAGACTCGCAGGTATCAATGAGGTTCTGCACTTCCCGCATCTCATTGACGATTTTGTTGTAATGGTTGAAGTTTTCGCCATACAAACCTTCCATGTCAGTAATCCACTGCTGTTGAGTTGTGATATTGGCAGAAATTTTATTCTCCAGATCACCAAACACTTGCTGTGCAGACGACAGACGCATGGTCAGAGTATTCTTCAAATCACTAAACTTGTTCTGGAACCAACCCACTACGCCACCTTTCTGAAGCGAGGCAGGGTCAAGTTTGTCAGCCTCAGAGGCAATGACAGTCAGAATTGCCCCCAGCTCTTCAAACTTACCAACAGACATCTTAGTGATGATCTTCTGAGTGGTGTTACCCAGCTCGCGAGATACGTTCTCACCGATGCGGTCGATGTCATCGTCAGACACAATCAGGTTACGTACTGATAGTCCAGACTCACGGATTGTGGCTGGAAATGCACTACGGGCCTGGGTTGGAGCTGGTAATGGCATTGTCACATTAGAGGTGGAAACATTCACCTCCTTCAATACACCAGCTTTAGCAAAAACTGCACTCATCGGTTTACTCTCCTTTCTCAATTCTGCCAATTTCTGTAGGGGTGTCACTGTGCTTACCACTCCATTTCAGTGTTCGGCCATTCAGCCCGTGGAAGAGAATATACCCGTCTTTCGAGAACAGGTCAACACCTTTCGAGACTTCTTTTCCGTAACGCATTGGCACTTCGTAACCCTTGACGTTCCAGAAGCTCCAACGCTCGCCACAGCATTCACAGTAGCTCCATGCGTCTGCTTGGTCGATCAGGTTACGCATGATGTCCTCAGCTTGGTCAGGGTTCATTGCTTGAACGTAAACCAGCTCAGACACAAAATCATCTTTTTCGAAGTAACCACCAGAGTTGTTCTGATCAAATTCGTACCACAGGGAACCTTCAATTTTTACTGGTTGCATTTTATCTCTCCTTTCTTTTAGGCAATAAAATAGGCGCCCATCGCTGGACGCCCATGTGTCACACTGGTAGAAGTTCTGGTACAGGAGTCAGGGGAACTGGACGCAAGGCTGCGTTAGAAGGCCAAAGGGCCAATTCTTCCTCTAGATAGTACCTTTCTTTAAAGCGGTTATGTCCGCCATCTGCGTAGTACACGTGGTACTGAGTCACAGATGTTTTGGTGTTGTTACCAGCACCATTACGGGCCGCTTTGATGGCTGCAATATCAGAACTTCCGTTCTGCGTACAATCAACCCACCAGTCATCTACGATTGCACCTGTACCAGCGTTAGCAACTTCGATCAGACGGCAGATGATGTAAACCATTACTCTTTGTGTCATGTGAATCTCCTGTTTGGAGAGGCGTAACTCGCCTCTACAGCATATTGTATCATGTCCATGAGAATGTGTACACCACGATTATACGTTGGACCCGTAGCCCAACGTGCATCTTCAATTTTGTCGAGCATGTAGAGCTTGTCGTCCATATCCAGAAGATTGACACCTTGGACAAACTGCTCCCGCAGGTTCTCCAGATACTTCTTGTATTCCTCACCCTGCTCGGGTGTCATACCACCGTGGGCCATTACATACCTCCGATCCACTTATCAATGCGTGCATAATCTTCAGGCTTATTCAAGTTGAAGACCTCAACGCCGTTTTCTTGTGCCAGCTTAATCGCTGTAGCTGTACCGCCCTTTGGATTACCGTGCTTGTCTAACCGTGTCCATGCTATCAGCATTTTGGACGGCTGGTCAAGTGTCTTTCCCAAGACTTGGAACACATTTCTGGTGTGCATCTTCCTTGCACCTTGCTTACAAGCTTCCCACGCAGGGTGAACAGCCATTGCCATACCTTCAGCAATCCGCTCATCTCCCAGCTTAATATAACTTGGCAGGATGTTCAAGCCACCGTGTGTATCTCTGTGATGATCTTCGTAACCAGCCCAAGGAAGGTAAATCTCAGCAGGAACCCAACCATATGGCTGATCATAACCCACAGAGCGGAACATACCCTTTTCAAAGGCTTGGTCAGCACCAATAGCACCTCCAGATCGTAGTGTCCAGCCTTGGGAAGCGAGGGCAAAGCCCACGCTCTCCATTAGCTTCAGGATGTTAGCTGGAGTTTCGCGTGAGCCAACTCCAGTATACCACTTCATCAGACTACCGAACGATCAGAGCTTTTCTTTGGCTCTTCCTTTGGCAGACCAACGTTCACCATCGCCAGAATGCTCACTTTGACAGTGGACAGTGCATCACCGATTACACGGCATGGCAGGATGAATGGACCGAAAACAGCTTCACCACAAGCCTCAGAGAAGTCACGCGATATTACACGACGAACCTCTTTGAAGCGAATGCTGTACAGGTAGTAGAACACGTAGGTGAAATACACAGCGCCATAGGCGGCAGCGATGACCAGCCAATAGTTAATCAAGAAATCCAGAGTTGCTGCGATCATTACTTACCCTCCACGTATTTACGAATCTGATAGCCAGCAAATATTGCCAGAGATACCATTATTGCAGTTGCCATGTAGCCTCCTTATTTAAGTGTGTAGACAGTTACGTCGTATCCTTCGAAGGTGTCTTCGATGATGCTAGCAATTGTATCCCAATCCCCGCCTCCAAGTCCAGCACCAATTTTAGGGAAGCCAACCTTTTTCCAGTCCTCTTTGCCTAATGCAAAGTCGAGGTCACTACGCATGTTCAGCAAAGCACCACGAAGAGCTTTGTAGTTTGTGTAGCCTTTGGCGTCGTACCCGTAGTTATACTGGCCATACAGGTTGTAGATTAAACCAACTGTATCGTCCGCACGTTTGTGCAATCCAACAGACAACTCACCCAGCTTGGTTTTGTCGCCTTTGGTGGTTTCACAGTCTGCCTCGTAGGCATCTGGGAATGCCAGACGGATTGCCTTAGCAACACCAGAGTTCATGGTGCAGAAGCAGTTGGCTTGATGTCCAATAGAGGATACTTCACCAGACTTCAGAGCGTCAACCAAATCACCAACCTTATATCTCAAAGTCATCACTCACCTCCTGTCCAGCGCCAACCATGTTGAATTGTGTGAAGACAACATTACCACCTTTCTTCTCAAGCTCCCCTTGAATCCAGTTTGCAGCCCAAACATGGTCAGCATGTGATGTATGGGTTACGTGGAAAATCCTGTGAAATGTTACCTCTTGGCCCCAGTGATAACGGATGCCAGAGGCGAAGTATGTGCAAAGTAGTTTCATGTGTAGATCAACTCCTTATAGTGTTTGGCCTTCACCATTTCACGTTCATGCCATTTGGTGTGTATGTCGTCAATTAGTGCAGCAGTGAAGATAAGAACCAGAAAACCTAAAAACCATTCCATTTAAACCTCCTTAAAAGAAAGCCCCTCCGAAGAGGGGCAAGTGAATCACTCAGACAGCTGACGTGCTCGGATTTCATCTAGAGTCACACGACTCAAGAACTTGCCATCACGGTAGAACACTTTCAGCATGTTCTCGGGACTGGCCTCTTTCTCGGCAGACACATTGTCTTGCAGTGCGAATGGGTAGCCATCCAATTCGTGGTCCAGATCGACAAACAGACGACCTTTGGCACTTTTCTTCTTGCTGTCAGTCTTCGGGTCTTTGAAGATTGCAACTTCCTCACCGTTAATCACGGAGTTGGTTGCCTTCACAGCGAAACCGAAGGTGTCACGGGTGTTGCACTGGTAGGTGTAAGAACCCACACCAAACACAACGTTCGCAGCAGCATAGCCGTTCTCAGCCAGACGACGCAGAATTTCTTCAGCACGTTTGGTGGTGATCGAATCACCGTAGATCAGACCGATGTGCGAATCCAGCAGTTTGTGACCGGTTTCGGTGATAGTGCCACCGAAAGTCTCATACAACACTTGGATTGCACCCTTCTCTTCAGCAGTTAGTTCAGCAGGTTCCACCGAATCAAAGCTGAAGTGCATGGTGTAGTCATACTCACGGTATGCGTGACCGTTGACCTTCAGGATGTTGCCATCCAAATCCTCGACGTAGAAGGAGATTTCATCCTCACCGTCACAGTCTTCAGCCATACCATAGCCCATGTCGTTGAAGCAGTCTTCCATCTCTTCCTGAGAGGTCAGTTCGTAAGTGAGCTTGCGGACTTCTACACCACAGATCACTTCAACAGGATCACCACTATCAGGACGTACAACCACTTTACCCGGTTGAGGGCCAAAGCCTTCACGTGCCATGATCACATCTTTCAGGTACGGATACCCGCGAGTCAACATACCCCAGAAGTCGTAGGTGTCCGATACGTTCGAGACAATACCGTTTGGCACAATCTGTGTGATCAAGGCATACACGAACATCACTTCGGCAATAAGTCGCGAGTCCTCTGAGCTGCCCAACATAGTATTGTAAATTTGCCATTGATCTTTGCTAACAAACTCGTACACTCCCGCCAACAGCTCACGCTCAATCGAGATGATGTTGTTAGAAGTCACAGCGTGCTCAGTTGCTGGAACCGAGATACCAATAAGACCAGTAGCATCGTAGTAACCTTTGGCGTAAGTGATCGCTGGCAGGGTGTCAGTGCCAATGAACTGAGTCAAGTGGCCGATACCGCTACGTGCAGCGTCTTCAATACCGCTCATCCCACGCATCGAGAAGTCGTGGCACATAACCGAAAGAGTGAAGGCATCGTAGCAGCCAGTCAGCTTCAGGTAGTGCTCGCAAATCTTGCGATACTCACGTGCAATCGTTGCGTTGGTTGCTGTCTTCCAAGTGGTGGTGGACAGCGGAGTTTCATGGTAGTTCACCAACCAGAAGAACTCCGGCAGCGTGTTGGTAATGGTCAGGACAGGAACACCCATCGGAACCAAATAACCTTCAGGCAGCGAGCGGAACTCCAGAGGCAGGTAGCCCAGATCGTGCAGAGCAGCCATTTGTTCAGTGGTTGGCAGATCACGACCGAGATAGCCAGTCAGGAACTCTTTGTACTCTTCAATCACTTGAGCTTTTGGCTGAGTGAAGAAAGTACGTTCCCAGTTTTCGTGAAGCTCTTGTACGGCAGCCTGACCACCAACCCAAACCAGCTTGCCGTCGTAGAAGGCAGTGGCATTACGGCGGTGAATCTTGTCAGTACGAGGTGTCAGGTTAGAACCTACCTGAGTGGTTCCTTGGCGGTACATTGGGCCGTGGCCCAGTTTATAACCGTCAGTTGCGAGTTGCATCAGGAAATTGCTCATCGTGTCGCTCCTTTGTGTTTCGTTTGTGTGGGGCCATCTTAGCAGATTGGCCCACCATGTCAACCTTTTTGTTCAGCCATCCACATCAACCGATCAACTTCATCGTTGTGTCGTTGATTAGACATGTAGAACATGATCCAAGCAATCAGCCAAGGCCAGAACAGGATGGTGACGATCAAATGACCAAAATGGTTTGTGTCGCGTTTAGTTAGCATTATTCACTCCGCAATAAAATTGTGGACTCATCATCAGCGGAGCATCTGGCGGCAAGAAGCACTGAGGCTGTTGCATCACCACAGGAGCTGCCGCCACCGTTGGTTGACGTTGTTGCATCAGAAGCTGGTTCTGCATATCCAGTTTGTCTTCAATACGTTGGTCAGTTTTTGCTTGTTCAATCTGTGCAGCAGTTGCCCCAGAGCCCGAACCAGTGTGGTGTGGAGTTGTCAGGGCATTGTATAGCATCATACCACCAACCGCCCCCGCAGCACCATATAAGAAGCTGTTTCCACCAGAGTTATACCCACCATAAGGGTTGTAACCGTAACCACCATAACCCCGATTATATCCATTGTAGCCTCCATACGAATTGCTGTAATAGTTGCGTTGAATCACCGTGGTGCGGGGGCTGCTATATACCGAACGGTTTGAACGGTACGACACTGAGCTGCTCACTTGACGTACAGGTGCTCTGTACGTGCTAGCAGGTGCACTACTCACACTCTTCTTACCAAACCAGCCAGTACTAACTGTAGAAGTTGGGCGGCTAGACGACACGCTTGCACTTGGACGGCTTACCGTCTGGGTTGGTGCAGGCTTGGAGAAGCCAAGGGCTTTTAGGCCGGGGTTGCTCGATGTTCCGCTCCGAACTGGAGCGGTCGCCTTTGGGGCTGAATAGCTCTTCGGAGTGGAGGATGGCCGAGAGAAGCTAGAACTACTGGAACGACTAGAGCTAAAACTCGACCGAGACGAAGAGCTTGAACGGCTAGCTGCACCAGCTTCAGCGACAACCATACCCAACATCAGAAAACCCATAACACCAGCGATAATCTTTTTCATGTGTAGCTCCCTTAAAGTTTTACAACAGTCAGTTTGGAGTGTGCCTTCTGAGGCAGTGTGTCTGTAGTGTACACATGGTCATATACAGAAGTCAACACCGAAACACCTTTCGAGAAGATACCGTGGGTTACGGCAAGCTCCAGACGGTTGTAGTTGATGTGTTGACCCTTAGAGTCCAGAGCATCAAACACTTGAGCCAACTCAACGAAGGTACGACCACCATCACAGATGTCGTCCAACACCAACAGGTTGTCTTCACCAGTCAGAATCTCTGGGTTCAGCATTTTCATGCCAGTGATGCGGCCAGTGGACAGCTCACGATTCTTGCTGAAGTAGAGAACGTTCTTCGCACCAACCAGCTTGGCAAACTCTTCAGTCTTTTTGGCTGCACCAGCATCAGGAGCGATGATAGTATAGTTGTGCCAGTCTTGCTTGATCTTCTGGAACGCCCGAATTTGGTCTACGACGAAAACCTTGTCCAAAGCAGCTACGAGGACGGGGCTGTGAGGGTCTACAACGGTCACAGAGTCGTACTTCATGGCGTTGATTAGGGTAGCCATCACCTTGACGCTTAAAGCCTCTCCAGCGTTGCATACGCGGTCTTGACGGGCATACGGGAAGTATGGGATGGTCAGGTCAATCATGGCATGCGGATATACACGACGAAGGGCGTCAGTTGCAAGGAACATCGCCATCAGTTGCTCGCTGTTCTGAATCTTTGCGAACAGATCGATATACTTGACGTTAGCGGCTTGAGGGTTCCAAGCATCCAGACTGCCAGTGTTAATGTTCACACCAACCTCGCCACCGGGGAAGGTCATGATAGAGATACTGGTCCGCTCATTACGAGCATTCAAAGTGTAGAACAGATTTTCGTTAAACTCGGTCATTTGTGACCCTCCTTTGTTTGTGTTGGGCCATTCTGTCAGGAGTGGCCCATTGTGTCAACTGGTTTTACAGAGAAACTTGGAAGGCTTCACGCATGTTGTCCAAAGCCTCTTGAGGCACATCATGGATGTTCACACCTCCACGGCGGTTCTCTACGACGATGTACGTCACTCGGTAGCCATACTTCTCAGCCAGTTTGCGGTAGTTCTTGAGCGACTTCGCTGTTGGAAAAACGTTGGAAACAACCACAGGCTCTTGACGTTCCATTGTGGCTTCGGTGTCACGTAGACATTGACGGTAGGCGTAAGCCATACGCTTCTCAGTCCACAGATACTCACCTTCCTCGGTGTACAGGTACTTGTCATGCTCCCAGTGGTCACAATCCAGAGTACGAGACAACGTTGCTGCGAAGGTGGACTTGCCAGAACCCGGCAAGCCACGAATCAGGTACATGTGCATCAGATAAGCTTCTCCATAAGGATCAACTTGGCATCTGATGCAGTCAGAGTTTCAAGTAAAACTTCTTTTGCAAGTCTCTTAACTTCCTGCCGAATACGAGTATCAATCGCATTTGTGGCAGAATTAACAGCATCCTCGACAGCTTGTTTTAGGTAGCCACTCACCTCAGCCTGAACAACTTTGTTGATCACTTCCCGAATACGTTCGTCTTTAATCACTCGTGCTGAGCCGTAGTAACTTTCCTTCGGTGCCATTTTATCCAGACAACCGTTTACTCGGTCAATCACGGCCTGTTGGATGTTGTCGTTCTTTATGTTATTCAAGACTGCTTGTTGGATTTCCACAGCAAATGTTGCATTTTCAGCAATCAGGGATCGCAGACCAGCAGTATCGAGTCTCAAGGTCATATTGCTCATTATTGTGCCTCCTTTTCAAAGTATTTTTCGATCACAGCACGGCGATCAGCTTCAGACGTGGCAGACCATTTCTCAGCGTCCCACCAACGTGTAATGTAATGTACAACGGAATAGAATTCCTCGTCAATCGACTTCAAGAACTCTTCCTTGTTTTCGAACATCGCAGTGACCTTTTTCTGGCCCATACGCATCAAAAACTTTTTGGTGAGGTAGTGTGGGGACTTGATTTTGAACAGAGTTTCCCGTGTTGCAGCGTCAATCACCATCCAACCTTCATGCTTGCATTCACGAACCATTTCCCACAGCTCACCAAAGGTTCCGTGGAACACTTCAGGGCGTTTGGCACCGATTTCGTCTGCAATCCAATCTAACATCTTCTCAGGTGCCATAGAACCGTCAGTCATACTCCTTGCACCGATCAGCCAAGCTCCCATTTCCTCTTCCACAATATGTGGGTCAGAAGGTTCGCAAATCTCAAAGATAAGTGTATAGGGGTCAGCAGCAATTAGCAATTTCATGAGGTCATCACTTGATCGTTCTTCAATGTGAGTACGAGCCAACACAGCGAAGTCAGAGTCCAAAGAGCCAGTTGTCGAAACGATCAACTCACCATTCCAGTAGCGGCAAGCAGCCATGAAGCCGTTCACCTTACGTGGAGCTACAACTGATGTGTCAGGACTGATGTCTGATCCAGCTCCATTCTCAGTATAGTTGAACACCTTGGTGAAAGGCCAGATCACTTTCGTGCCTTGGTCATCCAACACCATACCGCGTGCCTCCAGCAGTAGAGGGTCAGTGTTCCAGAGCTTGTCATAGAACACCTTCCGTGCGTACTTGAAGACCGAGAGGCCGTTGTCGTAACGCTTCTGCTTTACCAGACCAGCCTCAATCAGTGCTTGAAACATTTTGTTACTCCTATTCGTTTTCTCGAAGGAAAGATTCTACACTCGAAAGGCTTCGCCAGTCAATGAGAATGTAGTCATTCCGTTCACAGATTTCCTCAAGCTTGTCATACTGCTCTTCCGAGACAGTGCCAGCATCGAAGGTTTCAACAACGCTGTCCCAGCCAAGGTCTGTGTTTACAATCATGATCAGGTTCATATCATTGCTCCAAAATAATCTTGCCATCGAAGACATTGAACTGGTCAATGATCCACTGTTCACCGTAAGCCCCGTCTTCTAAGGCCACGCCCGGAAACTCGTCACCCATGACAATGCCAGTCGCCATTACAACGAATGGTGGTGTGTCAGTGTGAATCATGAGCGTTCCGGGCTTGACTTCCGGCGTTACCTTCATTTCTGTGTCAATTGTGATTCTTGCCATTACTCACGCTCTCCTGTGTGGTGGTCAACGATAGCGAACTCTTGCTTCGCCATGTGGATTTTGATTTCAGCCAGCGAGAACACTTGGCGGTCAGGATGGTTGTCGATACCAACATCCAGACGCTTGCCACGTGGTGGCAGGGAACCATGACAGTGACCATGCAGGTGCCATGCACCGTGGTGTGCCTTATTCCAAGTCTCGAAAGGATAATGACACATAACGACTTTGGTACGGTCTATAGTGATTTCCTTGTAGTGACACACCTCAAGGACATGAGCCAGATTGGCTTTCTCAATCTCTTCCCAGAGCCCGTCTTGGCAGTGATTGCCCTTGATGAAAGTGATCTGACCGTTCAGGCTCTTAATCAGATCAATCATGGCAGCAGCCTTCTTGCGTCCAGCAAAGGTGAAATCACCCAGGTGGAATACTTGGTCAAACAACCCTACACGGGAGTTCCAACGTTTGACAAGTTCTTCGTCCTGTTGCTCGTAGGTCCAAGGACGGTTGCAATACTCCACGATGTTTCGATGCCCGAAGTGCAGGTCGGAAGTGAACCAAATCTCACTCATTACTCGTCTCCTTTGTTAAATAGCAGCTCGCCAGCCCAAATACCAGCAGTCAGAATAGCCAATTGCTTTGGATACTTCAGCATACCCTTCTCACGGTTGTTACGGAAGCTTTCCATAAGGTTAGCCATAGTATCACAGATTTTCACCTCACGTGCAACAGCAGACATGATACAACCTGCGAGATAGTGCTCATACTGCATCTCTTTGGTTTTGGTGAGACGCTGCACGGAATCAGCGATAGCCAGACCGAATTCATCCTGAATCTGTTTGAAGGTAGTGCCACAGTCTTCCATTGTATCATGCAGCCACGCTACAGCAACGTAGGTGGACAGAAGAGGGTCATCGGCCTTACGAATCTTCACATTAGCCACAACTTGGGCAAGGTGGTAACTATATGGATGATCACCGTACTTCTGATCACCGTGTGCAGCTAGAGCAAACTCAATTGCACGCGATTCAAGACTATTCATAACAGCTCCTTAAAATTCAAAGATAAAGAAGCCCGCCTTGTGGGCGGGCATTCATAGTTACAGGCCGATAAGACCTTCAACAACTTTGTTCAATGGTACGATCATTACATCCAGTGTCAAAACCTGACCATGTTTGCTGAGCGACAGTTTGACCTGTTTCACAAGTTTAGAAGCTTGTGCCATGCGAACCCCAATAGCACTGAAGCCATTCACAAGTTCCACACAGCTTGGCTTAACTTCACCAGTTTCGGTGTTGATGATCCAGTTTTCATCAGCCAAGTTGTGGAGTTTGGCTGCTGTACTGAAGCTCAGATGTTTATTACCCTTGAACGAGCGGTTCTTGGTAACAAAACGACCAGAATTAGACTCTTCATCCAGAGTGTAACCAAGTGCGTACATAAAGTTCAGAACAGAACGTACTTGTACAACGGTTGTGTCTAAAGCTTGGAAATCTTTACTCATTTTTATCTCTCCTTATTCGTAATCGCGGATTGCAACGCCAGTTGGGAATTGCGGAAGTAATGTACCTTTATACCGTGTTTGATACTTCACTGTCAAGAGTTTATCGATTAAAGTTTCTTTCTCTGCCAATGCTTTTGCACGTGCAGCCAGATCACCCATCACAACTTGGAAAGCGTGTTCGTTCAAATCGTTCTGTACGATAAAGATTCCATTTCCCTGTTTGTCAGGGATAATGTCCAGAACCAAGAACTCACTGTCCAGAAACTCTTTGTACTTCTGGAGGTCAGCGGAACGCTTACCGCTTTCGTACAGACCCTTGAAGTTGCGGAGCATGATGCCCTCGTAGCCCTGCTCGACAGCAACCTTGTGCTTGGCCTTCATATCAGCTTCATCAGCGATCCACAGATACTGTGTAATCTGAATGAGAGGTGATACTACAGTAATACCACACAGTTCGTCAAGGTCTTCTACACGTTCTTTGAAGGTCTTGTCAGAGACAACATCGAAGATGTGGAATTCAAGCTTAGGACGCAGTTCGTGGATGGCAATAGCCTCACCAAGTTCAGCCTGTGCTTCTTCAATCTTGTCATCGTCAACAGCCTTCTCAAGCTTGCGACGGCACTTGTCAATCTCAGCCTGAGTATCAGTACGCTTAACAGCAGATACAATGTCCTGAAGCTCGTAGCCATGCTTGTAGATTTCACCGTCCCAGATATCGCCGTCCTGCATGTGAATCGTCAGGATAGCTTGCAGGTGAGGCAGATCGTAAGCCTGAGAGGTACGAGATTCAATCGTCACAACACCGTCACGCTTCTTCGCCAGAGCACGCACACCGTCATACTTGACAGAGCCGTAGCACGGATACTCAATGCGATGGCCCTGCTTACGGTAGTCCGCAGCGAGCATTGCAAGGATGTCAATCTCTTGCAGATCATCTTTATTCTCACGGTAGTTCTTGTCTTCTTGCTTCTTAATGCGAGCTTTGGCTTCGAAGACAGCCTGTTCAAAGGCGTTACGACCTTGTTTGCCAGAGCCGAAGTAGTCAGTCTTCTCAGTCTGCTTACCACCTTCTTTGCCGTGGTTGATCACCAGATAGGCGTCACCATTCAAACCATACTTAGCTTCGATAGTCCAAATCTTGAATCCACCTTTCTTATCCAAACCATAAAGTGTCTTGATCACTCCCCATCCTCCATTTCAGCAATTCGGTTTCGTAGTGCGTCTTCGAACTCGTACTTATCAAGACGGCTGTACATTACGTTGAGGTCGAAACTCCACACGTAGGCCAGCTCATCGCCAAGGTCTTTTTCAACCAATTCAACAAACTCTTCTGGGTCTTCTACTTGGTCATAGGTGAACAGGTAGTCGTCACCCGACTCAGTTTTCAACCTTACAGATACGATTGTTACACTCACAGTTCATTCCTCCACTCTTCAATCAGTTTCTGTCTGTCGTCACGAGCTTTCTGCAACTTGTCGTCATCTTCAGGTTTCCAGTGCCATGGGCAACTGCTCACTCTGTAACGATCAGTAGTGTGGCCGATAAGCTCCCAGTTATCGAGTTTGGGACAAGTACAATCTTTAATTTCCAGCTGGTAGCGATGGAATTTAGGGTCTTGAGGGAACTTCCACTCTTTTTGAAGACGGTATTCCAGGCCACGCACAGTGCTTTCAACGTTAGGGTATCTCTCAGGATACTTAAGAACATCGTGCAACAGGTCATACGTCAAATCAAGGGCTTCACGCTCTTCTTGTGACAAACCTTGTTGGTTTGCCAGTTTCTCATTATAGTGCATGTTGTTCCACCTCCACGTTGTATTTTCTCAGGTAGTCGATACCAGTTGTGAGACGATACTCATCACGATACACTACACGCTTTACTCCGGCACGTACCAAGAGTTTCGAGCACTCAAGACACGGGGAAAGAGTAACATACATGGTTGCCCCTTTCGTTGAGAGCCCCTGTTCCAAGCACTTGCCGAGACTATTAAGTTCGGCGTGTACAACCTCGGGATTCCCGTCAGGTGAGAATTCCCATTGATTAGGGCCACCACTCGCATGCCCGTTGAAGCCACCCGATACGATTCCTGACGCCAATACGAGAGCACAGCCCACATGCGTGCGGGGGCAATGAGACTCATTTGCGTAAGCTTCTGCTGTCGCCATGTGCATTTTGTCATACTTCATCTCACCTCCTTTGTACTGTACTTGTCACGGTACTCTTTGTAGGAAAGCTCCTTGAGGGTTTGCCTCCACCCGACTAGGTGACTCTGGATCAGAAGGCGAGCATACACCTTCCCATCCCAGCCTCCCATCTTCTCACGGGGCTTCTCTTCGTAAGCACACCACGTTCCACATGGATGCTGTGCGATCCACATTATGGATAAACCACTATGACGGGTCGAGCGCCATTTTCTTCGGCCTCTTCTGCATTGTCGGACGTGCTTTCATCACCATCGTAGTAGGTTAACTCTGCACCAAGTGGTGACTTGTAGTAGTTGGCCTCTTGGTCAGCCTGCAAGATCACTTGAATGTTGCCGTGCTTCTTGTGCAGGTCGATCAATTCTCCAATCAGTTCGAGCAGTTTCATCGTTTTTGTCCTCTCCGTGTTGCGGTTCCGAAGGCAGGCTTGCTGTCTTCCCCAAGTGGTTTACCCTTCTGCAAGCGACTGGCATTCACCGAGTATCGCCCTTTTCCGTATTCGTTGTCAACCCACTCTTGAGCGGTTGCACGTTTTGCTGTGTGAATAAAGATGTAATCACCCAAAGCATTTTTGATGTAGAACGTAGCAGGCGGGATGAAGTCCCAACGTGAAAATTCTGCATAATCAACTACCGTTATTTTCTGCTTACTCATCAAATCCTCCATCAACAGGCATAAAAATGGCCGCCTACCTTTTGGGTAAGCGGCTCATGGGTCGTATCTTACTGATCGAAAGGGTCTGTGTCAAGCCCTTCATCTCCAGCGTAAGCTTCTCGCATAGCATCGCGGTAGACAGCGTAAGACGATAGACGTTGAGCAAGCTCTTCACCCTCGAAGTACACCTCTTTACCATCAATTACACGCTCAATCTCATCGTCAGTCAAGAAACCAGCATACGTGGTACGCACGAAACGGTTAATCATCTTGTCACTGTGATCAACGTTAGCCTTTACGTGTGGTGCCATCCCAACGTAGCCGTAGCTCGCTGTGTGGATCATGAAAGACGACATCTCATCAATCTCCCACTCTTCACAGGCAAGGGCAATAGCTGTGCCAGCAGACGCACATGTAGGGCCAATGTAGGCGATGGTGTGGGCAGCAGTGTTTGTGATAGCACGACGAAGCATGTGCCCGGTGTCTAGCGAACCACCCGGTGTAACGATGTCAATATGGATTACGTCACGCTCTCCAGCACCAGCGAACAGTTGGAACTCTTCTTCAAAGTCGTCAATATCTGTGATAGGGCGTGCAAGACGCAGGTGGTACTCATTGGAAACGTGTTGGTTCACCATAATGCGGCTTGGTTTATCTTCACTCATATTTAACTCCTTCTCGTTCGTCTTTCTCGAAAGCGATGATCCAATCTTTACAGGCTTGGCTACGCTCAATGTCGTTTACATGGTTGAAGTCAATGAAGCCAATTGGCAGATGCGTGTGCTTCTGAGCCATGTGAGTGAGCATCTTCAAACCGCTGAAGCTCTTCAGAGCACTCTGGCTTACGTCACCAGAGATAACCATCTTACAACCCTTACCTTGACGGGTAACGATGTTTTTGGCTTCTTCCTGATTGATGTCTTCACCTTCGTCAACAATGAAGAAGCACTTCTCAGCACTGAAACCTTTCAACACTTCAAGAGGTACATATTGAATGTTCCCATTCTCAATGGCTGTTTCAAGTCCACCCGGAGTTAGACGATCCTTCAGGATGTTGATTACTGGCATCAGCCACATCTCCATCTTCTCCACTGCACTACCTTTGAACATACCCAGAGACTTACTGTTGGAGATGTTTGGACGTACAAACACAATCTTATCAATCTCACCTTTCAAGTAAGCATCGCAAGCCATGACCGTCGGAATGTATGTTTTAGATGTGCCAGCGTAGCCTGTGGCGATTGTGAGAGGGTTTTCGTTGATGGACTGGATGTAGGCAGCTTGCTTGTCGTTTCGTGGCCTCAGCGGCGTTGTGTTGGCTTGTGTACGCCCTTCAGCACGTGCTTCCTCAAACTTAGGCTTAACCTCACGGCCACGTTGTTCTTTTTCCTCCCAACGCTTACCAATAACTTTTGCTTGATTTCTTTTAGCCATTGTTACCTCCATAAAGAAGGGGCCGTAGCCCCCAAAGATTACTCTGCTGTTTCTTCCTCATCGTCAGGAACCAAGCTTGCGAGGATAGAGATTCGTGCTTCGTGCACCAGATCACTCACTTGATGAGAAGCTACGATAACTTTTACAAAGTCTTCGCTCTTCATGATCTTGTCGATCCGCTTGATTGTTGCAAAGTCAGCACGTTCAAGGAAAGCCTGCCCAACGAGTTCTGTATAACCCGTCAGATCAATTGCGTCCAACACTTCATCACCAACTTCCTTTGTAATCTGGAGTCCTTGTGCAGCCAAAATTGGGAACAGGGCGTTACCCAGATCATTACGAGCAAATTCTGCGAAGAACTCACGTTGTGCTTTGGTTAGTTTAGCCATTACTCATCTCCTTTCAATTCATCAATAGTTTGCTCAGCTTTAAGCTCTTTCTTTGCAGAAACTTTCTTAGCTGGAGTCTTTACAGCTTTTGGTTCTTCTTTCACAAGTTCCATCTCAATGCTCTTGAGGCTGCGTTCGTCAATGTAGTGTTTCCCACCATCTTTGAAGGTGTAACCGTTGGCTACGAAAGCTTCCAGAAGCAGCAAGAAGTGCATTGGCTCATAGTGTTCAACCATTCCGTTGTGGTCTTCAGCGATCTTCACAACACCCTGTCGCTCACCTTTGAACAGACGCACCATACTGACGTGAGTCCCGAAATGCGGGAAACCAGCAATAGTGTTTTGTACAACGTAACCTTCTTTGAGTTTTTCTGTGATGGCCTTGACGAACACGATAGGGTTGTGCTCCACTACGTCAACATAGTCGGTCATAGGGTTCTCCTTGTTTGATTGATTAAGTCCCGATAGTAACACAGCTTTCCTATTTGTCAAGTCCTTGACGTGGGCAGAATTCGTGTTAGTATAGGGAATCTGTTGGAGAGATATGTCGAATGCACTCACCGGCCAACAGGGTTCATGCCTATGAAGAGGAAGCTACTGGGCAAGCTGAGTTCTAATCTGATTAAAGCGTAGCGACGACACCGTAAGGTGGAATGATCAGAGTCTGATGGTTTTTACCATCTCCTGCCAATGCAGGCCAATCACGATCTCAAGCGTCATGGGATGTGGGAAGACAGAACCAAGGTAGGTCAAGGCAGATTATTTCTGTATGGCTTTCCTTGGGACAGTTCTATCTTCCAATACGAAACTCAGCGTCATGAGAAAATCAAATACATACAACCACCTAACCTACTGACATCTAAGGAGATTGTATGGAATAACCGTAAATAATATAAGGAAACCAACCAATGAGATGCAAGTGCTGCGATGTACCGCTGATCAATAATGATAGCCCCGCTTGGAATAAGCTCGCACAGGCAGAAGAAGAGCTTTGTAGTGCGTGTAGATTTCTTGCATACAATTCATACACTGAGCGAGAGTATGTGTGCGGACGTTATCCAGTAGATGGTGTAACAGGACCAGCCCCAATCAGAGAAAATTAATTTCTATTCAGGGGTTGACAGAATGTGCAATCGTGGTATACTCACTGTACTTAGATGGAAATCCATCATAAAAGTTACGTGAGTGGAGCATACCTGTTTCCTCCTCCTTTCGGGTAGTAAGTCTACCACTCACAACTAATCATGAGGTGTTGCAATGGAACAGAAAAATAAAGGTGGTCGTCCAACTAAAGCTGAAGTGGCTGCACGTGGGGTGACAAAGACAGAGTTCGAAACAGGACTCAAAATTCTTAAAAAGATTTACGGACAATCGCTTGACAAGATGATCGAAATCAGCGATGATGAGTCCATTCCAGCCAAAGAGCGCTTCAGAATGAAGCAGGTGTTGGTTGACATGTATACGAATTTGATTAAAGCTGATGTGGCTTTGAAGATTCAATTGGCTAAAGGTACTGATGAACCGGAAGAGCAGACGGATAAGCCGTTGGCCCCAGTCTTCAACTTTGCCAAGTAAGATATGAGACGTTGGCCGACCGGCGCTAGGCAACAGGCTTTTAACCTGTATTAACTTGGTTCGATTCCAAGGCGTTTCACCCTTCCGAAATCTAACCTCTAAGGAGAGTTGATGAGCGACAAAAAGAAAATGCAGCTTGGAATGAATCCAAGCACAGCCGCTAATAGGCTGGTCAAAGACTTGCTCTGGTTTTTCATATTCCAGAACGATCAAGATAATTGCTGCAAGTGTGGTGAACCAATGTCAAGAGAGACTTTCTCCATTGAACATCTTCAGCCTTGGCTTGACAGCAGTGATCCAGTTAAGATGTACTTCGATCTAAGTAATATCGGCTTTAGTCATCTTCGTTGTAATGTCGAGGATCGTCGGATAGAAAAGAAAGAGTATGTTTGTGGCAGCAAAGAGGCATATCGTTACAGGGCTTGTCGATGCAAACTTTGCATTGCAGCTAATGCATCTGCAAGAGCGCCCTACTGCCCACAGGAACGCAGAGAAAGATATGAACGCCTAGGCTCGTAAGATTCCAAGGCGTTTCACCAAACAATGGGAAGGTACAGACACGACATCATGATGACCGGAAACTTCTTGGTTTAGTGGTTGGGCATTTGCTGTACAAACAAGGCTTAGCGGCTTTGGGCCGGTGGTTCGACTCCACCGATTCCCGTCTAACATAGTGGATTGGCAGAGAGGCCGATTGCAGTGCTTTGCTAAAGCATAGGATGTAACAGTCCCACAGGTTCGAATCCTGTATCCGCTGCCAGAATGATCAGGTCGCTCCTGATATGACAAACATTAGACAGTGAGGGTTCTGCTGTCTCTTCATGGGTTGGTATTGAGGCCAGCCATTGGGGTAAGAGTCCCCACAGGCAGCCCCCTAATTTTGGCTTCGTGGTAGAGTGACTTATTGCACCTGTCTAGAAAACAGATGGCTCCTTGATCGGGGTCCGTGGGTTTGAATCCCACCGAAGCCTCCAAACAAATGGGGATATGGCGGAACTGGTATTCGCAGCAGGCTCAAACCCTGTGGGCCGTGAGGTCATGTAGGTTCGACTCCTATTATCCCCACCAATATACAAGCCTCATTAGTTCAATGGGAGAACGCCATCCTTACAAGGTGGCTACGGAGGTTCAATTCCTTCACGAAGCACCAAACACATGAGAAACGTCAGACGGGTTCAATTCCCGTATCCTCCGTAATGGGGGATGTCAATGGTGACAAGCGCCCTCTCATGCTAGAGACAGCCCAGACTAATACTAGTTACGGTTGGGCTGTCTCGGTACTAATTATGGCCGGTTGGCGAAGTGGGAACGCAGCGAGCTTTGACCTCGTTATGAGAAGGTTCGATCCCTTCACCGGACGCCAAACAAAAACAGGAGAACCCAATGATTTATCTGAAGTTTATGTTGTTTTTCATTGTTGATATTTTCCTGACGATTTTAACTGCACTTCCAGCAGCTTTGATCATTCCTGTGTTTACAAGAGAACAGGAATATGGTAAAACTGAACACACTTGGGGTTGGATTTGGGGTACATACGACAATCCGCCACAGGGTGACGAAGGCTTTGTAGCTAAGCGGGCTTTGTTCGTTGGTGTTACAAAAGGATTTAAAGGCTACCTGAACCGTGCAATGTGGATGCTGAGGAACCCGCTTTATGGGTTCGCAAGACGGACATCTGTTAAATGGTCTGACACGGCCACGCTGGTTGTCACAGGAAACCCTGATATCTCTGACAAGTACAAGATTCCCGGAAGCATGTTTGCCAAATTGATTGACGGCGGAAAGGTTACTGGATTTGAATATTACCTTGTAAAGCCTTGGTCCGAAACTAAAGACCTTCGAATGAGACTTGGTTGGAAGATGACAACAGACAAGTTCAAGCAGAAAGGTTTTGCACAATTCGTCGCAACTGCTAACCCATTTGATGGTTACGGAAACGATTGACAGAACATACCGCGCCTTGGTATGCTTACGGTGTAAGCCGTATTATCACCAAACCAACTGGTGATGTGACGCTCAGACGGCAGCGTGTTAGAAGTGCCGTCCACGAATTAAGGGTCTGGGTTGTTATGGCAAATGCATGCGGGATTCCAAATCCTTGCGGACTGGGTTCGATTCCTAGCTGGCCCGCCAGTTTAATGGCCTTATAGTGTAAGGGAATTAGCACATCATCCTTCTAAGTTGATAGACTTGGTTCGAATCCAAGTAGGGCTACCAACAAGATAGTGCAAAGAAAGTTTCAAATAGGTGTTGACAGAAGATGAATCTCATGTTTTAATACTCATATGAACTACACAAAAGGAGAGAACAAAGATGGCTAAACGTCCATACGATGCAACAAAAGAACATGCTCCGGTTGACAAGACTCGCTTGAAAGACAGCAAAGGTCGTCATCCGAACAAGAACAAAGATACCAAACATCCAGTGTCTGGTAAATAAGAAACAATGCTCTGCTCGTCTACGTGGTTTAGGATATGAGGTTTTCACCCTCATGAACGGGGTTCGAGTCCCCGGCAGAGTGCCAAACAATGGCTCATTAGTGTCAGCGGTTAGCACACTTGACTGTCTATCAGGAAGGAGGGATTCGAATTCCCTATGAGCCGCCAAATTCGCCCTTTTAGTATATTGGTATTACACGGCCTTTGTAACGCTGGAAACGCAGTTCGATTCTGTGATGGGGCACCAAATTTAAAGTCGCTTGGCCGATTGGATTAGGCAAAGGTCTACGAAGCCTTTTAGAGTGGTTCGATCCCACTAGTGACTACCATATATGTTGATCTTCGTCTATAGGATAGGATACCTGCACTGACGCGGGAGAGACGGGTTCGAATCCCGTAGATCAACACTTACAATTGCTCGTTAGCATAGTGGTAATGCAATCGGCTGATAACCGATAGAGAGGTGTTCAATTCACTTACGAGCAACCAAACAAATGCGGTCAGGTGAACTGATGGACACAGCAGCCTCATAAGCTGAATACGGTGAGTTTGATTCTCACGTCCGCAACCAAACACCGTGCTCCCCACGGGTACAGCCAGATAGAGTGTGCTGTCTAAATATAGTCTCTATCAGATTTTATAGGCAATGTTCTCACCGGGCGTGGGTCGCTGGCTGTTAACCAGCAGATGGGAGGTTCGAGTCCTCTATTGCCTGCCAATTTAATGAGTGTGTGAAGTCCAGCGGCGAGGACAGTGGGCTGTAACCCCATACAATGATACATCGTAGGTTCGAGCCCTACCTCACTCACCAAATATACCCTGCACGACTCTTAGGATCGCACCAGCAGGTTAGTTTCATCTCTCGGAAGCGTTACGGTAGCGTACTTTGTTTGGAACGAAGTGGCGGTGGTTCGACTCCACCCCGAGTGACCAATTTTACTGAAAAGGTGTCGTTACTCACATAGAGGAAGACATCGTACCAGCCGAGCCGTGTACCCATTAGGGTTTAGCCGCTTGGAAGCACTGGCAGTAAACGCGATAATGGGCTGTAAGAATTTCGATAGTTCGTCGCCCTTGCACGGCGAAAGGCAGGGTTTGACTCCCTGACGGTCCACCAATTTAGGAGTGCAGAAATGAAAGTCCGAGTAAAACAAACCAAGAAGAAGTTCGCTGTGATGCCTTGTGGTTGTTGTGAAAGGGTTTACTTCAAAGAGAAGAGTCTGGATAAACAGACCCTCAAAGAAGCGCTTGGAGAAATAAGCAACACGCTTGACTGTGACGATGTACTCACTGGCTGAGTCCTCCGGTTGTGACCCGGTTGATAGAGTTCGAATCTCTGCGTCACCCCAAATTAAAATACAAATGGGTTCGTGGTGGAACTGGTATACACACTAGTCTTAGAAACTAGCGCCGAAAGGATTGAGGGATCGTGACCCTCCGAGCCTACCAAATGTAGCCGTAAGGCAAGATAGTCTGCTAGACCCGGACTTAATAATGGGTGACGATGTGTCTTTGTCCGAGCGGCTGAGGTAGCGGATTGCAAACCCGTTTAGGTTGGTTCAACTCCAACAAGATACTCCAAATTTTGCGTGATTCGTATAGAGGTCTAATACTCTCGGCTTCCACCCGAGGAACTAGGGTTCGACTCCCTAATCCCGCACCAATTTTGAAGATGGTGGTTAAACCCCAACCCCAAGCGGTAGTGCACCGACTTGCGATTCAGCGAGAGTATCTTCAAATTCAAGTATGCATTCTAAGCTAACTAGGTAGAAGCACTGGATTGAAAACCCAGAGGATGTGGCTCGATACCACAAGAATGCACCAAGTTTATGAGTCCGAGTAGCACAATGGCCGTGCATACTGCGACGAGCAGTAGGAAGTGGTTCGATTCCCTCTTTGACTCACCAAACACAGACGACTGACCCACCTCTATGTAGCCACGTGCTACCCAAGCAGTCTGTCTTGTCAGATTACCCTCCTTGTGAGGGTTTTCTCGTTTCTGAAATCCACAAAGGAATTGGATTATGCAAATCACCCTTCCAAATTCTACGACCTATTATGACGTGCATACTGCAACAGGTTTCGCCGCTGGGCAGTCTGTAGTAATTCGTAATGAAACCTCATCCACACTTTACATGGTAATCTCTGACACGATTCCTACAAGCGATTCAGGAGCCGTAACAGTCGAACACGGCAAAGAGTATGTCTTCTCCCCTAAAACCTCTAAGCTGTGGGTCAGAGGCTCCACTGGACCGATCCATTGCGATACTTTGGTTGACAGTCGTTCAGGTCTATTTGAACGTGTAGACTTATCACCAGACTTGTATACATCTGACACAGAGGGCTACCGCCGTCTGCGTGTTGACTCTGGACAAACAGGCTTCTTCGAAGGGAGAGAGTTCCGAACGTTCTACGAGTTCAACATTGCAAGTGGTGCGTCCGTCTACATCCGATTTACATCCCCAATCAACTTCATAATTTTCGAACAAAGTTTGACAGTTGATGCAGGCAGTATTCGATTCAGTGCTTATACTGGTGCAACGCCCGCCGGGACATACTCCAATACAATCCCAGTAGTTGGTAAGAACCGTATGACTACTAGGAAGTCTCCATTCTACACACCTCAAGTTACTATCGCTTCTGGCGGTACAGCAACAGGAGGCACGATCGTAGAACTTTTCCGAGTAGTTGCTGCAAACTCTAATGCACAGCAGCAGACAGTTCTCGGAGCTGCATCAACAGAACGTGGACTAGCAGCAGGTACATACTACTTGAGGCTTGAAAACATTGGCAATGCTGCCGCTACCGGTGTCTATTCCCTGATTTGGGAAGAGCGCCCTTAATATAAGGAAACTTTAAAATGCTTACTGCAAACCAACAATATACATTGATTGCCCAACTTGGTCTTATCGAAGGGATCAAAGCTGGAGCCTTCACTGACTCTACTGCTAACTCCGCTGCTATCGCCGCTCTTGCTGCTGTAACGTCTCCAAACGCTACTGACCTGCCTACAGCTTTGACACTTGTGAATGAAATCAAGACTAAGTTGAACGCTGTCATCACAGCTTTGAAAACTGCTTGACATCTATTTTCAATAAATGTTATGCTTAGGGGTTGACAACTGTCAATTCCGATGTACAATAATATACATAGAGAGCAAGTCTCTAAACAGAAAAACAGGGATGTGGCTTCGGCCACGCCCTTTATTCAACTAAAAATGAGGACAGGCAATGGCTGACGATATGGTCTTTGACTTGGACCCTAACGTTATCGGGCCTAAGTCTCAAAAGCAATACGACTTCATGCACAGCGAAGCTGACATTACCGTGTTTGGTGGTGCTGCTGGAGCTGGTAAAAGTTATCTGGGTGTTATGGACTTCCTTAAACATATCCAGTATCCAACATTCCGGGGCTGTATGGTAAGACGTACAACTCCACAACTTAAAGGTCCGGGCGGTCTTCATGAAAAGGCCGAAGAACTCTTTAAGCTTATCGACCCAAAGGTAAGATGGCGTGATAAAGAACACCACTTCCTTTTCTCCAACGGGGCTAAAGTTTACCTCCGTCACTTCGAAAACCAAAAAGACGAAGACAACTTTCAAGGTTGGGAAGTATCCCAATTCCTAGTTGACGAAGGTCAGCAGTTCGAAGAGGCAATGGTTACATACTTGACATCTCGTATGCGTAACCCTAAGTGTGTTGAAGTTAAGCCACACATGAAAATCACTTGTAACCCTGACTATGGTTCTTTCCTGCGTCACTGGTTGGAGTGGTGGCTTGATCCAGACACAGGCATCCCTATTCCTGAACGTGACGGTGTTATCCGCTACTTCATCAAGAATGACGGTAAGATGCTCTGGGGAGATTCGCTGGATGAATTGTACGAGAAGTATGGTAATCCCGATCTACCACGTGGTCATAAGAAACAAATCAAACCAATCAGCTTCAAGTTTATTGCAGCTAACGTTTACGACAACCCAGTTCTCTGTGAAGCTCAACCTGAATATGTAGGTTGGCTGGAAGGTCTTGGTCGTGTTGAGAAAGAACGTCTGCTATATGGAAGCTGGCTAGCACGTGCTGAAGGCACAGGCTACTTCAAATCCAACTGGTGCAACATGGTAACTCAGCGTGATATCGCTTCTATCAAGCGCGTTCGTGCATGGGATATCAGTGGTACTGTCGAATCTGAAACCAACCGTAACCCTGACTGGACTGCTGGTGTCTTGATGAGCCGCAACAAGATGGGAATCTTTACAGTTGAAGATGTTGTTCGTGATCGTCGCCGTCATGGTGGTGTGTTCGAACTGATTCTGGAAACTGCAAGGCACGATGGTGATGATGTTCAAATCATTGTTCCATGCGACCCCGGTGCTGCCGGTAAAGCTTATGCTGCTCAACTCATTCGTGACTTGGCTGATCATGGGTTCTACGCTCGTATGAAACAGACAAACAAATCCAAGGTCACTCGCTTTGCCCCATTCGCTGCAACATGTGAAGCTGGCAACGTTGAGATTGTTGAAGCCGACTGGACTAAGGACTACTTGCTTGAACTCGAAAGGTTCGACGGTAGTAAGAATATCAAAGATGACCAAGTGGACGCAACATCTGATGCTTTCCACGCACTCTCTTCTGAACAATACCTTCCAGAATTCTCGGTTCCAGTTATGACCCAAGCTAACCCATTCGCTTTCTACAGAGGATAACATGGCTAAGAGAACTAAGATTGAAAAAGTAGCTGCTCCTATGCCTCGTCTCCGTCTTGGTGAAATCGGTGTAGTTGGACTCAAACAATATGGCGGTAACATTGCAGAAGAAAACAGACGTGAACTGAGGTTCCCTGAAGCCTGCCGTACTTACCGTACAATGGGGCAAGACGCAACAATCCGCTCTGCCATCTCTCTTGTTGAGATGATGATTAGCCGTGTTGATTGGTGTGTTGACTTGGGTGTTGAACCTGACGCAACTATGAAAGCCCGTGGAGAGTTCCTTGAGAGCGTTATCCACGACATGGACCACAGCTTTGCTGACTTCATTCGTGAAGTTACCAGCATGTACACATACGGCTTCTGTGTTAACGAGAAGGTTTATCGTCGTCGTACCTTTGAGGCTGGCTCTTCTTACAATGACAACAAGGTTGGCATCAAGAAGCTCCCAGTTCGCTCTCAGGACACGATCAGCCGTTGGGTGTTCAGTGATGACGGTCGTGACCTAATCGGGCTGGAACAGAACCTAGCGGGAGTTCAAGGCGGTGATCGTTATGCGAACATCGTAGCTTTGAACTCTGACGGTATCATCCAAATCCCTCGCAAGAAATTCATGCTGTTCCGTGTAGACTCTAAGCGTGACAACCCAGAAGGCAACTCGCCTCTACGTGGTTGCTACAATGCTTGGCTCTTCCGTAGACAGATCGAAGAACAAGAAGCTATTGGTATCACACGTGATATGAACGGTATGCCAACCTTGTATCTTCCACCACGCTACATGAGTGAAGACGCATCTGATAGTGAGAAGGCAATCTTCGAATACTACAAGAACGTTATCCGAAACATCCAAATGAACGAACAGTCTGGTTTGATCTTGCCTCAAGCATTCGACCCAGAAAGCCGTCAACCACTCTTCAAGTTCGAACTGACTTCTACCCAAGGTGGAAAGATGTACGACACAGACGCAATCATTAAACGTTGGGACAACAAAATCCTGATGGTGTTGTTTGCTGACATGTTGAAGATGGGTCAGGATCAAGTTGGTTCTTACTCACTTGCTGGTGCAAAAACAAACATTATGGCTATGGCTATTGAAGCCCGCCTGAAGGAGATTCAAGACGTACTCAACAACGATCTTATCCCACAACTCTTTGCATTGAATGGAGAAATCCTGACAGCTAAAGAACTGCCTAAGTTGCAGTATGGTGATCTTGACGAAGTTGACTTGGATGAATTCTCCAAAGCAATTCAACGTATGGGTAGTGTTGGTGCTCTTGAACTTGACCGTCCAATGGCTAACAAGATTCGTGAAAGCATTAAGGTAACACCTAAGAAACCAGATGAACCAGTTGACAAAGAAGAAATCATGGGAGGCGATAGCCAAGCAGGTGACGGAATGGCAGCAGGTGGTGGTAATGGTGCATCTAAGAAGTCTTCCGGTCGTGACAACGCTGCTGCAAATAACGCATAAGGAGTCACGATGAAATTTGTTGATGCACTTGCAGAACTAATTGAAAAACACTTTGGAGGCTCACAAGAGCTTCCTAAAGTTGAGGTAGAAGTTACCAAGTCTCTTGACGAAGAAGACCGAAAGGCTTTGTTCGTTGTTCTTGAGCCAGATGTTGTTGACCTACATGGCGACACATATACTGCCCAAGAAGTTGAGAAGGCTTGTGACAACTATAACGAACATTGCCGTGTTGCAAACCTTTTCCACCAAGTTGAAACCTCGGAAGCAACCGTTGTTCAATCGTTTATCTCTCCTGCTACATTCACACTGGATAACGGTGTTGAGGTTCAGAAGGGTACATGGTTGCAGTGGTGGCACTTCCCTGAGACTGAAACTGGAGAAGGATTGTGGCAAGGTGTTAAATCCGGTGAAATCAATGGCGTGTCCATTGGTGCTATGGCGGTTGCCGAGGAACTAGAATGACTATTGCAAAACGTCGTCTAACAGATATCAAGTTTGAGCATGAAGGTGCTCACGTTGCCCTTGTTAGTAAGCATCAAGGTGGTCCAGCTAATGGAGTCACAACACTTATTACAAAAGCAACAAACAACATCACACAAGAACAAATCGAGAAGGCTACAACAGTAACCGTTGAGATGCAGTTCCCCGAATTCCTGCGTAAGTTCTTTGGACTTTACTGGGATGATGCAGAAGTTCTTTCTTCTGTTATGGGCTACGGACGTACAGAGTATCCTGATACTGATGAGAAAGATTGGATCGACCAGAAGGTTGAATCTATCAAACTCATGAAGTCTGTGTACAAAGCCCAAGACGTGGAGAAGGCTCTAGCAGCTCTGACTCCAGAACAAACTCTGGCCCTTATGGCCGATCAAGAAATGCTGGAGAAAGCCTTTAAAGCACTCCCAGAACAAACACAAATTAAACATGAGGAAGTTACCCAAATGGAACAAATCCTGAAATCTGCTCACCTAGAAGCTTTGGCTGATGCCGTTGCTATTGAGAAGGCTGCTGGTTTGACTGCTGTTGCAGAAATCCAAAAGTCTCTTGACGCACAAGTTGAACTCTTGAAAGCAGCCAACGCTGAGCTAGAAGTTTTCAAAGCTGCTGCTGCAAGCGCTAAAGTTGAAGCCCGTAAGGCTGCACTTACTTCTGCTAAAGTGTCTGCTGATAAAGTAGAAGCTGTACTGAAGTCTCTGTCTGCTCTTGATGACGAAGCTTTCGCTGCAACCGTTGAAACAATGAAGTCTCTGGCTTCCGCTGTTGATGCTTCCGAAATGATGACCGAAACTGGCGTTGCTGGTGCTGGTGCTGAATCGCAAGAAGAAGTTGACCGCACTACTGCAATCCTTAAAGCCCGTTACGGCGTTAAGTAATTTACCCCTATAGGAGATTTACAAATGGCACAATACGCTGCTGATGTACAACGTCTAAGCAACTGGCTGGTATACGAAGAAGAAGCTGGTTCTGGCGTTACCCGTGAAGTTTTGCTGAAGTCTGCTGTTAACGCAACCATCACTGGGTCTGTTCTTGACAGCACTGGTAAACTGGTTCTAGCTGCAACCCTGGCTGACGCCACATACATTCTTATTGACGACTTGACACGTCCTGCCGCTGCTGAATACGCTCGCGTACTTGTACTGGCTCGCGGTCATGCCAAAGTTGGTAAGAAAGCATTGATCTTTGGTTCTGACGTTACTACTGATGTCCAGAAACAAACTGCTTTTGACAAGCTGGCAACGAAGAACATCTTCGCTGTTGATCAACTAACTTACAACAACGTTTAATAGGAGGACTCAATGTCTCAAGTTCAACTCGCTAAACAGGCCGTTCGTAGCTACGCTAACAACAACTACGAGTACACTGACCTGTCCGCTCCGCTGATGATCGTCCCTAACGATTGGTTCCTTGGAACTCAATTGGGCATCTTCGCAAAAGACACAACATCTCAAGAAACCATCACTGTTGAAGAAATCAAGACTGGTTACGGCCTGATCAAAGATATTCACCGTGGTGCACGTCACACTGTGATTAGTGATCCGACTCGTAAAATGCACGCATTTGCGATTCCTCACTTCACACTGGACGCCTCTATCACTCCACGCGATATCCAAGGTAAACGCGCTTTCGGTGTTGACCAACTGGAAACAATTGCTGCCGTGCGTGCACGTAAGCTTGAAGTTATCCGTAAGTCTTGGGCCGCTACACACGAAGCCTCTATCTGGCACACCATCCGTACTGGTACTGCTTACGCTCCTAACGGTAACGTAACTTACGACTGGTACACTGAATTTGGTGCTACCCGTGTTGTTGTTGACTTCCAACTGAACGTAGCTACAACTGACATCATCGTCAAAACTGAGCAAGTGTTTGCAGCAATGCAAGACAACGCCCACGATGGTTCTGTACGTGGCGAAATCTGGGCTGTTGCATCGCCAGAGTTCTTCCAGAAGCTGACTTCTCACCCAAGCGTTAAAGCGCTTTGGATGGCTTACAGCCAGTCTCCACAAATCCTGCGTGATCGTATGACTGCCAACGGTTATGACGCTCGTTACCGCGAGTTCACAATCGGGAACATCACGTACATCGAATACCGTGGTGTTGATCCAGAAGGCAACCGCTTCATCCCAGCAAACGAATGCTACTTCCTGCCAAGCGACATGGGCAGCGATAACTTCGTTCAATACTTCGGCCCAGCCGACCACTTCGACTTCGTTAACACCGAAGGTCAAGAACTGTACGCTTTCGAGTACGGAGACAACCGTGGTCAGATGATCGAAATCCAAACTGAGTCCAACTTCCTGAACGTGCTTCGCCGTCCACAGTTGGTAATCAAAGGCATCGTTGGTGCCTAATTGACTGGGGCGCTGAGCGCCCCTTTCTTTGCTTAGGAGAACCAAATGCCATATACAAACAATCCTGCTGGCTCTGCCACTGATCGCGTTCGTTTGAACGTTGGTGACATTTGGCCCGATATGGAACTACTGCATGATGAAGATTATCAGTACTTCCTTGACAAATATAACGGCAATGAGAACCGTGCTACGCTAGATGCTGCTCGTACACTTCTGTTTACCCTGTCTCGCTTCACACGTGAACGTACAGGCGACATTGAGGTTTATGGTGGAGACATCTTCAGTAACTTCTACAGAGCCTTGGAATTGATGCTTAAAGACCCTAACGCAGCTATCAGTTTGGCCATGCCTTATGCTGGTGGTATCAGTCGTGAGGACATGCACAACAACCGTATCAACTGTGATAACAACTCTGTCTTGTTGGCTACTGAGCGTCCAATCCGTTTGGGTTGTGGCAACTGGCAGTACAACTACGATCAGCTTAATCATTGTGGTGTAGGTGGTGGTCATGGGCTTCAGTTTTAAGCTTGAAAGTAAAATCCCAGCTCTCCTAAAGAGGCTGGACAAATTAGACGGTATGGAAGTCGAAGTTGGATTCTTTGAAGAGGACAGATATGGCCCCGAGAATCATAACTTGCCTGTAGCTACTGTAGCTGCTTATAACGAATTCGGTACTGTGCACAACCCACAAAGACCTTTCATGTCTGATACGTTCTCTGAGAACATGAATCAGTTTTACATGGCTAAAGGCATTAAGGCCGTCTTCCTTGATGTACTCAAGGGTAGCTCGGCAACAATCAGACTGTTGAAGTCACTAGGAAACATTACTGCTGAACTGATGAAAGTTAGTATCCAACAGTATGCCGCTGCTGGTGGTAACAGTGCTGCAACGATCAAAAGGAAGGGTGGTAGAGACACACCACTTATCGACACTGGCAAGATGATCGAGTCGGTTAAATTCCACATTCACCGATAGGAGTATAAAATGAGAAATCCACCACTGCTCCTAACTGGGCACACAACTCTAGATATTATCCGCCGTGAGGCTGAGACTATCATCCGTGGGCGTCCTAGCCCCGGAGCTGAGAGTATTGTTCAAGTTGTATGCAACGTACAACCGGTACTGAAATCCACAGATACCTACCTGCTTCCAGAGGCTGACAGAACACGTGCAACACTTAAGGTGTACACGAAGGGTGCTGCTCTGAGGCAACGCAAGGAAGGGCCATCTGGCTATGCTGCTGACCGATTCTATTGGAAAGGTGATCTGTACGAAGTTATGAAGGTTATTGATTACGACATGGGAGTTCTTAACCACTACAAAGCCTTGTGCATGAGGGTGGAGCTTACATGAACATCTATCAAGACCTAGAAGACTCTCTGTACAACATCGTGAGTGACCTACACCCAGACTGGAACATCCTGTTTGCGTTTACAAATGCTAGTGAGCCAACTAATCCTTACCTCGTTATCGACGTTAAGAAGTTGAATCCTTGCGGTCGAGAATACAACTCGACGCCAACCATTGGTGAAGATGGAACAAAGCTGATTCAAACTACGATTCAAGACCATGAGGCTTCTGTTAGATTTGAGTTTGTTGGTAAGTACGATGATCAAATCTCTGTAGCCGAGATGGCACAACAACTCCAAGTTGAGTTGAGGTCTAGTAGGGGTTATGAGTTGCAGGCAATGAACAGATTGTCTCTCTACAACCTTACAACACTTCGAAGACTGCCCCTTCCAAGGGACACAGACATGTACATGATCTACCAACTTGACGCTGTTTTTGCCTACGCTTCTCAGTTCACAACTGAACAGGATTACGCCACTGGCCTTGAAGGTGTTGGTGTTTATCACGATGCAAACCGACCACCAGATTACACAATCACGACTCACTTTGAAGTCACTCTACCTACCTAGGAGATAACGTATGACCGTTCTTACGGATATTATTGAAATCAACATCAGCCGCGAAACCGCTGCTGTTACTCAAACAAACTTCAACGTACCTCTGTTCGTCTCTGCACACACTAAGTTTGCTGAACGTGCACGTTCGTACTCCAGCCTAGTTGCTGTAGCAAATGACTTTGGCCCAACTGACACAGCGTACATTGCTGCTCAGAAGTTGTTTGGACAAGGGCTAACACCAGCTCGCATTACAATCGGACGCAGACTAGTTCCAAGCTCCACTGTTAACGTAAGCACAGTTGCTACCGGTTCTTACACTTTGACCATCAACGACACACCTTTCTCGTATGTGGCTAGCGGAAGCGACACTGCAATCTTGATCGCTGCTGGACTTAAAACTGCTTACAACGTAACTCCTATCACTGGTGTTACAGTAACTGACAACCTTGACGGCTCTCTGACTGTAGCTTCTGCAATTGGCTACTCTTTGAAAGTGTCTACAAACATGTCTCAGGCTAACAGCCCGTCTGTAGAGTCTTGGGCAACAACAATCAACGAAATTACCCTAGTGGAGAACACTTGGTATGCTGTGATGATTGAGTCTCACCTTGAGGCTGACATTCTGACTGTAGCTGCTCAGATTGAAGGAATGAAGAAAGTATTCGCTACATCTTCTCAGGCTTCTGCTATTAAGACAACAGGAACAACTGACATCTTCTCTCAACTGAAAGCTCTGGCCTACCAACGTACTTTCGGACTGTACAGTGCAACTGCTGACACAGAGTTCCCAGAATGTGCTTGGGTTGGTTACCAGCTTCAAGAGCAACCGGGTTCTAACACATGGGCTTACAAGTCCCTGTCTGGTGTTACTGTTAGTGTTCTGAGCGACACTGAATCGACAAACATTCACAACAAGAACGCATCTACATACGAAGCAGTTGGTGGCTTGAACAGCACAATCGGAGCTAAGATGTTTGGTGGGGAGTGGATCGACGTAATGATCTTTGTTGACTGGCTAGAAGCTCGTATGAAGGAACGTCTGTGGAGCCGTATGGCTAACAGCAAGAAAATTCCTTTCACAGCCGCTGGTGCCGCTATCATCGAAGCTGAGATTCGTGGACAACTGAATGACGGTATCCGTGTTGGTGGTCTGTCTCCAAGCCCAGCTCCAACAGTTACAGTGCCAGACGTTCTAACTCTGACTACTAACGCACGTGCACAACGTATCTTCGAAGGTATCAAATTTGAAGCACGTCTAGCTGGTGCCATCCACTTCGTTAAAATCGCAGGAACTGTAACCGTTTAATAGCGGTTACATCCTTACTAGGAGAACACAATGTCTACACAACGTCTTGCTACGTTTGCTCCGAATGATGTTAGCATCATCATCACTCAATCGAGCACTGGTATTGCCCACCAGATCAGCGGGTACTCTGAGGACTCCATCGTTAACATCGAATGGTCCAGCCCTCGTTATGCACTATACACTGGTGCTGACAACACAGGAACACGTGTCTTCAACGCAAGTAACTCTGCCTCGTTGACAGTTAGCCTGCAACAAACTTCTGCCTCTAACGATGTTCTGTCTCAGTTGTTTAACAACGATGGCCGTAACTCTGATGGACTGTTCTCGGTTCAAGTGAAGGACGCCTCTGGCCGTTCCATCTACTTCTCTGATGATGCTTACATTGGTGTTCGTCCTAACGCTGGTTTCTCTAACAGTATGATGACACGTGACTGGGTTATCCAAGCTTTCAACCTTGACGGCTATGCTGGTGGTAACGCAATCCTGACTCCAGAAGATCAGAATACAATCGAAACCCTTGGCGGGACTATCGCCGCTAAGTGGCTTCAAGCTTAATAGCAATCGCAACACATTCGTTAAGGGGCTTCCATTCGTGGCGGCCCCTTTTCTTTTTCTTAGGAGGTACAAAATGTCCAGCCTGCTTAACTATTCCCCAAGTGATGTGTCTATCACTATCGCTGGTCTGTATTCTGTTACAGGCTTTGCTGAAGGTACTTTCGTAAGAATCACCAAAGACACACAACAAGTGACAACTGTCCGAGCAATGGACGGAACTATGTCACGAATTAAATCCCCTGACACTGGCTGGAGAGTTGAAATCACCCTAGCACAGTCTTCCAGTGGTAACGACATTCTCTCCACTCTCTGGAACGTAGACAAGGTTACAGGGATGGGCAAATTCCCACTGTTCATTAAAGATGGAAGTGGAAGCACAATGTTTATGGCTGCTACAGCTTGGATCGAAGAGGTGCCAGACATCATCTTCTCCAGCCAACTAGAAACCCGTACATGGCGTTTCGCAGCTACAGACGTACTTGTGAATATTGGTGGTAACGGTAACGGCGAAACAGACCTGAGTTCTATCCTTGGTCTTGGTGCTTCTGTTCTACCAGCTTTGAAAACTTTCCAAATCATTTAAGGAGTATTTATGTCTGGTTCTGTCTTGACGTATGATCCATCCAGTGTTACTATTATTGTTGCCGGATACATTATCCCCGGTGTCGTGAGTATCAACCTTCAGTGGAAATCTGAAGTGTTCAGCGTCCATAGAGGAATCCGTGGACAGCACACACGTGTCTACAACCCAGACAGATACTCCACCCTCGTAGTAGAACTACTTCCAACATCTGTGGCTAACGATGTTTTTACGAGCATCGTCCTACAAGACGCACAAGCCCACTCTGGGTTGCTTGAAGTAAGCCTGAAAGATTCCTCTGGTACATCTCGATTCACATCATCGAGTGCATACCTACGCACATTCCCTGACCTAAGCTTCAATGCTGAAGGCATCACAACCCGTAAATGGGAAATTGAAATTCTATCGTTCGTCGTTGGTTCTGGAAACATTGGTGGTAACGCCTCTAACGGGATTGACATCTCGGACATTCTATCTGGTGCAGCAGACAAGGTTGGTGGTCTTATTGACGATGGCCTTGGAGCTGTGGCTGGTTACTTTTCTTAATTAGGAGATATAAAATGATTCAACAAAAAGAAATTACAATCAAAGGTGAAGTTTATACTCTGACTCACTTCAACGGTATGGTTGGTTTGAAACTTGGCAAGCAGCTTATCAAAACTCTCGGACCTTCGTTCGCAGCTCTGCAAGGTGAAGAAGCAAGCGTTGCAAAAGCTCTTGAAATTCTGTTCGACAACCTAGACGACAACTCTGAAGCTTTGATCATCGCCCTTGTTACTGGTGCTACAAAAGGTAATATGGCGATCAACTTCAACGTAGAGTTTGCTGGTGAATACGACAAGCTGTTCCTGTTGGTAAAAGAAGTTGTGGAGTTTAACTACGGATCGGTTTTTCAGATGCTAGGTTCCGGCGTCCTGTAAGTGGACCTCAACCCTCTAACGCGGAACCACAGGTTGCTAATCACCAACACCCTCGACTGAGGAAAGTTGAAGAGGGCTACTCACAAGATTGGGAAGTCTTTAGGATCGTAACAAGCGAGCTTAGAGGACTCCCAACCTACGTTGAGTTGCAAACAATCTGCAACGTAGAGGACATCTACAACATCATTGAACTGCTTGATGCTAAGTTTGAGATGGATGATGTTGCACGTATCCAACAGCAACAACAGGCCAACGCCAATAACAGCTAAGTGAGGCTATATGCTACAAGAGGAAATTGCTCGCCTGACGGGTACGTTGAAGTTTAACGTTGATGCCCGTCCACTGGTTACGTTCGAAAAGAGGCTCGGTGGCGTAATTAATATGCTACGCGAGCTTTCGACGCTCGCCAACAAGAAATTTACAGTGAAGGTTGCTCTTGATAGCAAATCGCTCCGCAGTCAGATTGAGAAGGCCACAAACACAAAGATTAGTTTGAAGAACGTCGATGTGTCTGAAGAAGCTCTCCGTATGCAGGGTAAGCGTATTCAAGACTACCTTGACAAAACTACAATCAATCTGAAGAACGTTAAGTTTGATGTTTCCCAGCTGGTGGGTCAGAAGAAGTTCATCAAAACTATGATGGGCCAGATGAGCATGGTTCTTCCAATTAAGATGAACCTGCTTGGCCTTGAGAAAAGACTTCGTGCTGCCACTAAGAAAGCTGCCAAAGAAAACCCAATCAAACTACAAGTTGAAGTTGACACACGTGAGCTTCTAACCAAACTAAGATGGGCCTTGAGAAGAGCAAGCCGTGCTGCTGGTAAGTTGAGAATCAGAGTAGCAGACCCACAAGTAAGACTGGCTGTTGACAGACAACACCTCATCAATGAAATCCGAGCTGCTATTGCTTCCCACGAGTTCTCTATCCGTGTTGGTGCACGTGGAGACTTCGGCGGTGAGCGTGGCAGACGTGAGGGTGGCCGTGGTGGTTACAGACAGGGAGAGCGTGGCTTGTCTGCTGCTATGGGCTTCGCCAGAGGCGCTATTCCGGGTCTAGGAGCTGCGTTCGCAATCAGCCAGATCAACGATATCAACCAGAAGGTTACAGCCGCTACAAACAGCTTGGAGGCCGTCTCTGGGAGTAAAGAGAACTTCAACTCCAACAACAACTACCTGAAGAACTTGACCAAAGAAATGGGTCTTAACTTCAGAGATGTTGCACCTCAGTATTCCAGCATCTACCAAGCTGCTGCACCATCTGTAGGTGTTAAAGGCACCCAAGACATGTTCCGTGGGATCATGCAATACGGTACTGTTCACGGACTTTCTAAAGAGTCTATGAAGGGTAGTATGGTTGCCTTGAGTCAAATGTTCGGTAAGGACAAGATTCAATCTGAAGAGGCACGTCAACAGTTCGCTGAACGTATGCCTAACGGTATGGCCTTGCTTGCTCAGGCTGCTAAGAACTCTGGACAAACTAAGAACGGAACTGTAGCAGAGTTTAACGACCTGATGCAGAAGGGTAAAGCTGACCCTAAGAAAATCCTACCAGAACTTGGTAGATTGATGAAAGACCTGTCTGAGAAGAACGATGCTTACAGAAGATCGTTGGAAACAACACGTGTAGCTCAAGGTCGTATGAACCGTGAGTTCGAAGTTGCTGTTACAATCTTCTCTAACGCGGGCTTTGACAAAGGGATGGCGACATTCTTCAACACAACTGCTGAAGCTTTGGAAAGAGCTAAGCCTTTGATTGAAGGTCTTGGTGAAGCATTCCAAATCCTGATGACACCAGTTACTGCATTTATCCACTTGCTTGGTGTCCTAGGTGAGAACTGGCAGATGTTTGCTGACAAGTTGGGAGTCACTAAAGGTGCTCTTGCAACATTCGCAGCTGCTGTCGGTATTCTACTTCTTCCTTTTGGTGAAGTGGCTATTGCCGTTGGTGGTTTGATCGTTGTATTGGATGACTTGGCTACCTACTTCAATGGTGGTGACTCCATCTTTGGTAAGATTGTAGCTGAAACTCCGGGTGCGATTGAAGAGATTGACAAGATGTCTCAGGCATGGGACGGACTGAAAGCTTCCATTGACGACATCGGTTATGCACTTGAACCAGTCATGAATGACCTCAACTTCAAAGACGTGACAATGAACGATGTGTTCCTTGAAGCTCTGAAGAAAGTGAGAGAACAGCTTGAGATGATTGAAGGGGCTATGCAGAGAATCGCCGCACTTATGCGTGGTGATTGGAAGCAGGCTGTAGAGAACCTACCGGGTCCAAAACAAGTGTTGATCGATAATAACCCACTCTTTGCCCCTGCCAGATACTACCTTCCAAAGCTTAAGAATGGTTTCAACAGTGCACTTGATTCGGGTGCAAGTTGGATGGATGCTCACAGACAAAACTCTGGGATGCCTCAACAAACAAACGCTGGAAGTCAATCGCCAGTTGGTATGATTCCTATGGATGCAAAACCTCCAACAATCAATATCAACGGACTCTCTCTAACTGTGACAGCGCCTCCGGGTTCTGACGCTAAAGAGATTGCACAGCAGATGGCTCCACATGTTCAAGAACTAGCTAAGCAAGCCCTGCGTGATGCTTTCGGGGCTGCCAGAGCACAACAAGCGGAGAGACAATAATGTCGATTGTTATTCGAAGAGGTAACGGAGATATTATGTGGTTTGATGCTATCACTCAGTATGGACTGACTTACCAGTCCAGCGTGACTAAGCATCCTGTTGCCACAGGTGGCTACGTTTCCGACCACACAACAAATGAGAACCTTGTAATCAACATTGCAGGGGTTTTGACTGACGCTGACTTCAACATCAACCGTCCGTACAACCTCGGCAAGTTGGCTACATTCGATAACGGAAGTATCAGTGTAGATGAGAACGGTCTGTACAAACCTGTTGACAAGCAGTACACAACTAACAGTGGTGCTGTAACTCCGGTAACTATTGAGAACAAGGACACCATCAACAAACTACTTCCAGAGGTCATTGCACAGTTCACAAAGGACACTATTCCTGTAGCTACTGTAACCCCACAAAATAGGGCTAAGACTGCTAGGGCTGTCAAGCGTGAACTTGTAAGTATGCGAAACAACAGAGAAGAGTTTCAGGTATTGGAACTTCTTGATGACTTCGTTATTGAAACTTACGGACCTTGCATCTTTACAAATTTGTCGTTCCGTGAAGACGATACTACTGGTGAAGGGGTATTCCCTGATATGACTATCGAGGAAGTTGTCTTTACTGACCTTAAAGAGGTTGCTGTTAAAATTAAGACAGCTAACAAAGGTCGTAAAAGTGGGACCACAACCAAGAAGGCAGAGACTGAAGTTCCGCCAGATAACGCCCCACAGAGCAATACAAAGAAAGATGCTTCCGCTGCAAAGGCTACAACAGTTAACGCAACAAACAACTAAGAGGTGATCTATGTCAACAGTTTATGTAGAACTCCCTCTGTACACGGACTTGAAGTATCGTTATGGATTGAGTATCGAAGGGCAATCTTGGCAATTTACATTCTACTGGAACACTCGCTGTTCGCAGTGGCACATGGATTTGAGGATGGAAGACCAGACACCTATTTTGCTTGGTTACGCCCTAGTTCCTCAGTATCCAATGATGGTTGACTACAACTTGGAGGATTACGGCCTTACTGGCTACTTCATTCTTCTTCCAGTTAACTCGACCATTTCAAACAAAATCACTGAAGAGTCGGACATCATGCCTGAGTTCTTCAGTCTCTTTTATGTCTATAACGTCGAGGATTAATCATGGCTCAGAAGGATAGGGTATTCTCTCTAACTGTCGGAGATTACAAGACAGGAAATGGGTTGTTGATTGAGAACCCTAAGATTGACTCTCAAGGTGCGCTAAGTGAAAACCCTTGGGAGATTCGCTTTGATATCTCCAAGAGTGCTGATAACAAACGAAACAACGGTAACTCTGCCGTAATTGAGATTTACAACCTATCCGATGACCAGATCAAACTCCTTGAAAGTGACTACCTTGAAGTTTCACTGTCCGTTGGATACAAAGAGAACGGCGCTCACTTGCTTGTACAAGGCAATGTCACAGAGAGTTCCACAGTTAAAAGTGGCAATGACTATGTAACACAGTTGAAGATTGGTGAGGGTTACACAGCCCTTAACCATGAACAGCTAGCTAAGATGGTCAGTCCGGGTAAAACAGTTGCTGATGTTCTTGAAGAGATTAGAGAACAGATGCCTGGAGTTGCACGTGGGGCTTACACTGGGACCAACTTGAACAACCCAATCGTGTTTGGTTGGAGATTGAAGGGCAGTCCTAGAGAGATGCTGATGAAGCTGTGTGAAGCACAGAACCTTGAATACAACATCAACTCTGGTGTGTTGAACGTCTCTGAAGAGAACGGCCTGCTGTCCAAAGACACTGTACTCGCTCCAGTGATTAACCCATACACAGGATTGATTGACCTTCCATTTCATACATCTGAAACAGGCCGTAAACCTAAGAAGGATAAAAAACGTCGTCGTGGTGTTCAGTTTAAAGCTTTGCTCAACACTGACATTGTTCCCGGTAAGATTGTCAAGCTTGAGTCTAAGTGGATCACTGGATTCTACCGTGTGAACACTGCTCGCTTTAGTGGAGACTTCCGTGGTAATGATTGGTACGTCGAATGCTTCTGTTCTGAAGTACAAGCGGAGGATTTGGTATGATTGATATTGATCTAATGGACATCATTAGAACACAGTTTAAGATTGACATGTCTGATATTTACACAGCTATGCCTTGCAAGATTGTGAATGTGTATCAAGACAATAAACAACAGAAAGTGGATGTAGTCCCATCTGTAAATAACTTGCTTAAGGATGGCACTGGTGAACCGGGTATGCAGATGCTTGGTATCCCAGTGATCTTTCCGGGCAGCAGCACTACTCTAATCAGTTTCCCAATTAACAATGGTGATACAGTGTTGTGTATTTTCTCTCAACGATCTATGGACAACTTCAAGATTGGTAGTGGAGAACCAACAACTGCTAACGACTACAGAAAGTTTTCTGACCAAGATGCTGTTGCTATTCCCGGATTGTTCCCGTTCGGTAAGAGTTTGAACAACCCACAAGTGCGTAAGTATCCACACGACTCTAACAGAGACTTGTGTATCGCTCACAACATCGCCTCTGGCACTGAAGTGAATATCATCTTGAAGCAGGCTGGTAACTTGATTATTAATACTGAGCAAGCTGTTACAGTGAACTGCAAGACAGGTGTTGTAAACGCCACAGAGTCTTACACGCTCAACACCCCAACAATGAACATCAATGCCAACACGACAAACATCACTGGCAACGTAGTTCACTCTGGAAACTACAACCAGACTGGTAACTACACAATCAGCGGTCAAGCTCGTTTCAACGGCGTGCTGTTCGACACACACTTCCACTCCGGCGTTACTCCCGGTTCTGGTACTTCTGGCCCTGTGGCTGGTTAAGGAGATTTATGGACTTGCTTATCGACACTTTGACAGGCGACCTCGTTTTCCAAAACGGGGCTTGCCCTGTTACGCAACTACAGGCCGATGTCGTTGCTCAAAGACTTCGAATCACACTTTATACATTCTACGGAGAGTGGTTTCTGGATAACACAATCGGCGTGCCTTACATCCAGCAAATCTTCACTAAGGTTAAAAAGAAATCCACCATCGACCTTATCTTCCAAGGTTTGATTGGTGCTGATCCCGGTGTTATCGAAATCCTTTCTTTCAAATCTACAGTGTCCAATGACCGTGGATACACAATGACATTCCAAGTTAGGGTCACTGACAACACAGCGTCCCTTCCTATCACAATTAATATCGGAGGTTAATATGGCTGGTCTTTCTCGCCAAGGTCTGGAAATCAAAACGTTGGATGACGTTCTAACAGACTACAAAACAAACGCCGCATCCATCTTCTCTGATCTTGTTCCTGCTGGTGACGTTGTAGACGTTTCTGATGTTGGTGCTCTTGGACGTATGATTGGGGTTATCGCCCCCGCTGAAGCATCCCTCTGGGAAGCCCTACAGCAAGTGTTTGACAGCTTTAACCCAACAACAGCTATCGGTGTAGCCCTAGATAACATCGTGGCTCTCAGCGGTATCACACGCCTTCCTGCACAATCCACACGAGCACAAGTAATCCTTGAAGGTGACCAGAACATCATTATCAGCTCTCCACAAGGCAAGGCTTACAGTTCCAGCACTCAACGTGTGTTCTCTATCCTAAACCCAGTGACAATGAGTATGAATGCTGCATCTGGTATCGGTGTGTACCCTACAACAGTAGCTAACAGCACAGATTACCGCTTCAGTTACAGCACTGATGGTATCAACTATCTTGATGCTATCTTCACAACACCTTCCAGCGGTAACACTGCACAGACGATTATGGATGGTTTGCAAAATAAAGTTGATACTTTGTTCGGTTCCACCTTTACAACATACCAATCTAATGGTAGACTATACATTACTAGGACTGATCCTTTCCAAATCGCTGACTTCACTGTGAGCGTGAACCTGCAAGTTCAGAAAGTAAGGAAGCTTGGAATTGTAGTTGATGATATTGTTGGGCCATACCCACAAGAAGCTCTAGCCATTGACACCATCTCTGTACCCATCTCTGGATGGGATTCTGTCGTCAACCCTGTAGGAGCCACAACAGGCCGTCTTACAGAGACTGACGAAGAACTACGTGAACGTTTCCGTAACAGCAAGTTCTTCCAATCTCAGAACATCATCGAAGGTATCCTCGACGCACTTAAAAACGTCGCTGGGGTAACTGACGCAATCGTTTATGAGAACGATACAGGTGTTGTTGACTCCCTCGGAGTTCCAGCTCACAGCTTCTTGCCGATTGTTCTTGGTGGCCTTCCATCTGACATTGCACAAGCCATCTGGGAAAACAAACCAACTGGTATCCCTTCTGTTGGGAATACAACTGTGCAGATTGCTGATAGTCAAGGATTCCTTCACAGCATCTCGTACAAACAACCAACTGAAGTTCCTGTTTACGTTGAGATGACAATTAGCTCTCTTGGGACAATGCCGGGTGATGCGGATGCTCAGATCAAACAAAAACTTGTTGACTACTCTGACACTAACCAGTTCATCGGTGATGACGTGATCTACTCCCGTCTGTACACTCCAATCAACAGTGTGCCGGGCTTCACAGTCAACTCCCTTACAATTGGAACAGCACCAAGCCCAACAGGCATGGTAAACATTACGATTGGTTATGATGAAGTAGGTGTGATCAGTGCTGACAACATCATTGTGACAGTCGTTTAACTCTGGAGGCTACGTGAGCGAATACAATCCATTTGTCAATGAAGAGTTTTTGAATGTGGCACGCTCGCGTGTCACAGAACAATTTAAAGGCAAGACAATTTATGACAAGTACCTACAGCTTCTGCTCTCCGGCAAGGTCGAGCTACAAAACGTCATTCAAGATACAATGCAACTGCGTTCTTTGGATACAGCAGTTGGTGCACAACTTGATGTTATTGGGGAGATTGTAGGCCGTCCACGCGGCCTTGTAACCTCTGACATCTTTTACTACTTTGGTTTTGATGGTGAGGCACAAGCTGCATCCTTCTCTTCCACTACTGACCCTACAGTTGGTGGTCAGTGGTATTCTCTTGATGCTCCACGTGGTATCAGTCGTCAACCATCTGATGATGAGTATAGGCTGATTCTAAAAGCGAAAATCATCAAGAATAGAACACTTGCCAGACCAGAAGATGTTATCACTGCTTACAAGTTCTTGTTCGGTGCTTCTCAAGTGACAGTTGAAGAATCAGCGCCTGCTGAGGTTAGAATCGGGATTGGTAAGATTCTTAACAACGTAGAACGTGGGCTGTTGTTTGACCTAGGAGGCGCTGGCACACTACTTCCAAAACCAGCGGGCGTGAAGTATTCGTACTCTGAATTCCAAGCTGGAAGGGTTTTTGCTACAGATGGATTTCCCGGTGCTCAGGGTACTGGTGATCTGAATGATCCATCTGTTGGTGGATTCCTATCTAATCTAATTACATAAAGGAACAAAAATGGACCTGATTAAATACGACATGACGGACATCTGGGCCGTTGCTGGCGACGTTGTTTCTCCAGACTCCGCTAAGATTCGCGCAGGTTGGGGTGTTGAAGTGGTACCTCGCCAGTGGTGGAACTGGTTTGAAAACCGTCAAGACCAGAACATCGCTTACATGCTACAGAAGGGTTTCCCAGAATGGGATGCCACAACAGAGTACATTATCAATAAGTCTTACGTTCAACGTAACGGTACTGTATATAAAGCAACAGCGACAAGTACTAACTCTGATCCAGTTCTTCTGACAAACTGGGTAAAAGCTTTTTCTGACTATTCTATTGCTTCCACAGCACTAGGTTCCCTAACCCCAGGTGCAAACCAACTCCCATACTTCACAGGAACAAATTCTGCGTCTACAACAACTTTGTCTCCTTTTGCAAGAACTATCCTAGATGACACTGACGCCAGCTCTGTAAGAGATACAATCTCTGCACAACAGGCTTCCGTTAACTTGACATCTTTGTCTGGTGTAACTGCTGTAACAAATGGACTCCCATACTTCACAGGAACAACAGCTATGGGTATCACAACCCTTACAGCTTTTGGTCGTAGTTTTATTTCCTCTACAGATGCTGTAGCTGCGAGATTGGTGCTTGGTGTTGATAGTTCTACTGATGTTAACGCTGCTCTAGCCGCTGGACTTGCCACAAGACAGCCACTTAATGCAACACTAACAACACTTGCCACCCTAACACCAAGCACCAACAAGCTGCCGTATTTTACAGGTACTTCTACTGTAGCTACAACAGATATCACTGTGTTCTCTCGTACACTACTTGACGATGCTGATGCTACTGCTGCTAGGGCTACCCTAGAAGTTGATAGTTCTGCAACAGTGGCGTCCAACCTAACATCTGGACTTGCCACAAGACAGCCACTATCTGCTAGTCTTTCTGCTTTGAGTTTTACAACATTTGCAGCAGACCAGCTTCCGTACTTTACATCTAGTTCGGCAACTGCTCTGACAACCCTAACAAGCTTCTCACGTGGTGTGCTTGCATCTACCACTGCTGCTGCATTTAGGTCTGCAATTGGCGCCGATGTGGCAGATAACTTGACATCTGGCACACTACCCCTAGCAAGGCTTCCCGTTCAACTCGCAGGTAAAAATGCTGAGACAGCCACTAGACTAGCTACAGCAAGAACTATCCAAGGAGTGTCTTTCGATGGTACTGCTAACATTTCACTTCCTGTTGTGCCACAAGATAGTGCTACAGGTGCTGCTAGTATCCCATCTGGGGCCACAGGCACAAGGCCCGGAACTCCAACCAACGGGATGCTACGTTACAACAGTGATATTAGTACATTCGAAGGGTATCAGGGCGGTGCATGGGCCACTGTTGGTGGTGCTGGTATCGGGTCTGGTCAGACTTGGACAAATATGACAGCCAGTCGTGCTTTGAGCACCACTTATACCAATAGTACAGGTAAACCAATAATGATTGCTGTATACGGTAGCCTAGGGGCCGGGGCGTTTGCCCCAATCTCTGTGTCTGTTAATGGCGGAACAGCATTTGTCTTTGGGGCTGGGGATTCTCCTAGTGGTCAGACACATGGTGCAAGTACTGTAATCATTCCAGTAGGGGCTACATATAATGTTACAGCTTCTTTGACACTCAACTCTTGGTGGGAGCTTAGATAATGAAATACTACAAAAACAAAGAAACCAATGAAGTCTTTGCATTTGAATTAGATGGGTCTCAGGACTACCTAATCACCAAAGACTTTGTAGCTATGGAAGAATGTGAGGTGTATAAGCACCTCAATCCAGAGCAATCTGTAGAATCTCTAATTGCAATTGAGAGGTACTGGAGAGATTCTGAACTAACACGTGCGGACATTGAGCTTAACAAAGCTCAGGATGGCGACGGAACTGGCTCAGTTAGAGCTTGGAGAGAGTACCGCAAAAGCTTGAGGGTTTACCCAGAGGTTGAGGGATTCCCAGTATCTGGGTTGAGACCAAAGGCCCCAGATGCTCAACAGTGAAACTTAAAGAGGATTTAAATAATGGCTAACATTACGAAACCCGCTGGCCTTAGTAACATTTGGGCCAACGGTGGTACAAAAATAAACCCAGGTAGCACAAAAGTGAACATTGGGTGGGTAGTTCAGCTACCACCATACGAATACCAAAACTGGGTTGATAACAGACAAGACCAAGCCATCGCTCATTTTAGTCAACATGGAGTCCCTGAGTGGGACTCTGGAACTGAGTACCAAGGGCTGTTGAGTTATACTCAAGGCTCTGACGGCGTGATCTATAAATGCCTGCAAACAAACACAAACAAAGACCCATCTAACTCCCTGAACAATTTGTTTTGGGCTGTAGCTTTTGAAACTTACGGAAGTGTTGCTGTTGTTTCTGCGGCGTTGGCAACTCATATTACAAATTATCAAACACTATCTGGCATCGGGAACTTGGCAGGAGCCAGAACTAACCTATCTGTTTACTCTAAATCAGAATCTGATACAAGGTTCGCAGGTTTGAATGGTAGCTCTACTCAGGTTTTCAGCGTTGCATTGGCAACACAACCAGAGCACGCTGTAAGACTCGGACAAGTGGCTTCTCTTCTCAATCAGGCTACAGAATCTGTGTCTGGGGTTGTTAAGCTTTCAACTACAGGTCTGACCGAGGGTGGTTTGGATGATCTAACTGCACTCACACCACTTAAGGCTGCTACTGTATACCTTAAAAAGAGTGGTAACTTGGCAGGTCTTGGTGATCCAGCAGTAGCAAGAAATAACCTTGGACTTGGCACTTCCGCAACTCAAAATATCGGAACTTTCTTTCAGGTTGCTAATAACCTTAGCGAAGTTGCTAACGCTGGTATCGCAAGGACAAACCTCGGGATCACCTCAACTGCAACCCAGCCTGAGAACTACTTTCTCAGAGCAGGTCAGAATCTATCAGACGTAACGTTCCCATCTGCTGCAAGGACAAACCTTGGACTAACATCTACAGCGATCACACCACTTGCTTCTTTGTCCCTAAAATCTGAAAACTTGGCTGGACTTACTAACACCGCTGCTGCAAGGACAAACCTTGGACTGGGTTCTGCATCTGTTTTGAATTCGTCTGCTGTACTTCTAACAGCAAATAACTTCTCTGATCTGACTAACACCCAATCTGCAAGAAACAACCTTGGACTTGGAAACTTGTCTACAAGGGATGTTTTTGGTGTATCTGGTAATCTAGATTTCACATCTCTTATTGGTCAGAATGGCTATCAGAAGCTTCCGAGTGGTTTGATTATTCAATGGGGTTCTACAACTGCACCAGCTAATGGTGGTGTTGGGATTACTTTCCCAATCCCATTCCCAACAATTGGGTTTATTGGGTTGGCTACTTTTGGTGGTTTTGGTTACAACCTTGGAACAGACTCTATCTTGACATTTGGTTTTAACGACAAAACTCAAGCTACGATCAACAGTGGATATTTCTCTCCGGCACTTGTCTATTGGGTTGCCATTGGTAATTAATAGGAGACTATAAATGAGTATTAAACAGAGGCTAGCCGCTGTTGGACTATCGGCATCTCTGATCCTTGCCGGGGGCACTTTGATTGCCCCTTGGGAGGGAAAAGAGAATGTCGCATACAAAGACATTGTTGGTGTTTGGACACAATGCTATGGCAACACTAACAATGTTGACAGAGTTAAACCAAAAACAGACGATCAATGTACTGACGAACTTGCAAAAGAGCTGGTCAATTATAACGCTAAGATGAAGAAGTATGTAAAAGTTGAAATGACCGTTGGTCAAGAGGCTGCATTCACTTCCTTTGTGTACAACGTGGGTGAAGGAACTTGGCAAAGAGGAACACCACTTAAACTTCTCAACGAAGGTAAGCCAGTTCAAGCTTGTCAGTTCTTGATGAGGTATAACAAAGCTGGTGGTAAGACTGTCGCAGGATTGACAAACCGTAGGAAGGCTGAAATGGAAGTCTGCCTCGGTAATAACAAACAGGCCATTGATGAAGCAAACAGGATTTTTGATTCCTACAAAGATGGCGACTTTATTGACGTAATGTCTGGAGCAAGATAATGACTATCAAAGCACACCTGAAGGAGCACATGTCTTCTTACGTCATGGCTACAAACGCTATGATTGCAGTTGCCACAGCAGCATTCGCTGTTCTTGGCGTATTTTCTGGCTCGCTAACCACTCCTGTGCTTGTAGGTAACGCTGCTGTATTCGGAACCATCTGGGCTATTGGTAAGTTTGGCAACGAACAACTAGAAGACATGGAACATGAGGGCCACTGTCATGGTTAACTACATCATTGGTATTTTGCTTATGATTGTTGTTGCCTGTGGTGGCTTCGCATATTACGAATACAACCAGTTGCAGAAGATGGAATTGGAAGTGTTCACATACAAGACAGCCGCTGAGACGAATCTCAAGGCTAAGGAAGATGCTGAAGAGTCCTGTTTGGTCACGGTTGACAGCCTGAACAAGTATTACGCCAATCAGAAAGCCTTAGAGGATAGCCAGAAGGACACTGGAGACTCGATCAATGCCCTACCCACACTGACTATCAAGGAGAAAGCTAATGCAGCTCCTACGAAGCCTCAGAGCTTTGCTGATGATGATCGCCTTAGTCCTGACACTATGCGCTTGCTCGACCAAGCCTACTGTTACGGTGACAAAGACGGTTGTGCTACACCCTCCAAGTGAATACTTGGAACTGTGCAAACCAGAACGTGTTACGGAAGACACTGTTCGTGCATTGGCTCACGCTTATGTGACCAACACATATGAAGTATGGAAATGCAATAACAGAATCCAGTCGTACAAAGATTGGTTAGAACAGCAGGAGAAAATTTATGGCAACCTCAACAAATGATATGGTCAAGGCCGTACTCAACTATGTAGCAGGGGCTTTGCTAATGATTTGTGTGGGGGTTGTTGGATATCAACAGTCTCAAATCAACAAACTTGATGACAGACTTTACACACTTCAAGCAACCACTGTAACAGAAGACAAACTAAACTCTGCAATCAACAGATTGTCTGCCGAAATGGATACTAAGATCACAAGTCTCCGTAGTGAACAACAAATCACTAACAAGTATCTAGAGCGTGTAATGGACAAACTTGAGGACAGGTCTACAAGCAAGAAATAAAAGAAGGTGTAAACATGACAAGGAAAACGGAATGGCCTCTAATTACTGCCGTTGGTGGTCTTCTGGCAGCTCTCCTTGTTTGCATTTGTCTACTGGCCTTCCCTGTGTACAATAATAAAACAGGTCAGTTAGAGTTGGAAGTAACGAAGCAGGATTATCAGAGACAGCTTTCGGCCATTGATAGGAAGTATGAGTCGAAGATTAATAATCTGCAAGAACAACTAACTGCTTTGCAGTTCATCAGCAACAAGAAAACCGACTTGCTGGACGATGACGTTAAAGGGATTAAACGTGACATTGATGATGTTAGAGAAAGAATGAAGGCCCGTAAGCAGTGATGCTCCGGGCCTTTTGTTTGCCTGCTATTTCTTCCAGCGTGAGACGTTGTTCTTCAGTGAAGAAACTGGGCAGATGATACGATAGTAAGTGTCGCCACTACCAGTATAATCACGTACATACTCTTCAGTAATGTCATGGTAGTTGTACTCAAGAACACTACCACAGTGATAGCAAGTACAACGCTTAGCTGGTGCAGCCTGTACAACTTGAACCATACAACCCCCTATTTGGTTTCAAACCTGTCAAAGATTGCTTTGCAGTGAGAGCACACTACTCGGCAAGTGTAGGTGACTGAGAGTTCTACGAACACCCCAGATTTACACTTACTGCAAGTTGTATTCAAACGATCTTTGATAACCATTATTCCTCCTTCAACAGGTAAGCGTTGCTGATGGCTTTGAACGAGAAGTCACGCTTAGTGCTCTTGTAAACGAAGCCTTCACGGAACTTACCTTTCAAGCCGCTTGGGCCATCTGCACGTGCCAAAACTTCGGCAACTGTTGGGGCTTTCAGCGGACCAGTGTAGTTTACTGGAACGTGTTTTACGCCTTGATCAGTGCAGAACTTGATGCGTTCCTCTGGCAACATGTAGCGCTGTTCGTCAATCAGGAACACATCGTAGCAGAAGAATGTGTTCTTGTCCAAACCCTCAAAGTTCTTTTGGATAGACGGTCCACACATCTCACCCTGAATGGCAAGGTTTCGACCGTCACGACGAATAGCTTCAATCAAGCCAGCTTCAGTAGCCATCTGTGTGAAAGAGTTATCGTCTTTCTTGATTACACGCTCCCACTTTGCAGCACGTAGACCACGACTCCGCACATGGCTAACGAAGCGAGAAAGAGTAGAAAGGAAGCCACGCTTTTCGTCTTCCATCCGAAAGCCCACGTTACGGCTAGCCACACCAGCCACGCCGTCACGAACAAACGCAGTAAGAGAGCTTCCGTCAAGCTTGAAAGATTCCTCAAATTCTTCTCCATCGGCAACAGCCTTCAAGTACAGGTTGGTAATGTTTTGCACACGTGTTTGGTCAGTCTTCGGGATGAACTTTGGAAAGCCCAACGTAGAAACACCAGTCTTGACGCCCATGCCACCAGTGTTATTCATGCTGGCTTCTTCAGCCTTCTCGTACTTGACAACGCCGAGAGCCTTGGTAAGATCGTCACCAACCTGAGCAGTCAAGCCAGTCTCAGTCAACGGGATCATGTAGCCCTGCGAGAGTTGCTTACGCAGCTTCATGGTTTTGACACGTGCATGAGTTCGACCATCAATGCTGTGGAGCAGTTTAGAACTCCAGTTTGCAGCATCAGCGAAGTATGGACGTTCCGTGTCAAGCAAAGAATCCACTTCGAAGTAGACAGCCTTCGTCAGAGCTGGTTCGTACAAACCCTTCTGCACAACGACTTGCCATCCGCCGATGAGCGCCAGTTCAATTCGGTCAGCACCTTCGATTGGCAAAAGCTGGTCAATCAGAACAACGCGAGCTAGAGAACGTTCAGTCATTTAAATCTCCTTAAAATTGGCGTAAAATGCCCCTCTTGATCGAGGGGCTAGTTGCTTCAGCGTTTCATCATCCCGAGGGCAGCCATCAGAGCGAAGATTGCTTGCTCTTCTTCAGTCATACCCAAAGCAGCGTTAACCTTGTCCTGATCAGAAACCAGATCAGAAGTTACAGCTTTGATAGCTGTCAAACCCTTCAGTGCAGTGGCTTGATCAGAAGCCTCAACAGCAGACAGTACGATGCCGGTGGCAACGTCAACTTGCTCTATCAGTTGCATTACAGCACCCAGAGCACCTGCCAGATTGCCCACTTCTTCGAAGAGCACATCATCAACGATGGTCAGCTCTTGCAGACGGTCAGAGATAGCCAGACCAGCGAGTACAGCAGTAGCGATAGTAACTTTAGACATTTTTGAATCTCCTTTGTGTGTTTTGAGGGTTCGCAGTCTACAGGAATCTAGAAAGCTGTCAACACCCTTGACAGAAAAAGTTTCTGTGTTACGATTCATCACGTCGCAGGGGAGACATGTCGGGCGAAAGCCTCACTCACCGACCTGCGGAAACACGCCCTATGAAGAGGTAAGCTGTTGGGGCTGCTGAGGTTGAATGAGAGAACAGTACAGCGATGACCTCTATAGAGGGAAGGCTCTCAGTCGTGTCTGTTAAGACACAGCATCACATGATGCCGGCTTGCGATCTGAATTTTGGATAGCACAGGGACAAACCCAAAGACACGTCTTAGGCGATTAAATTCGTATGGCGAGTCTTGGGATGGGTTTGTCTCGACAATACGAAACTGATTTTGGATAGGGCAAAATATGTGCCAACCATTAGGAGTGAATATGAAAAAATTTATCTTGATCTGTATCCTGTCTTCGTGTATGATTCTGGGCTGCACTGAGGAAGACAGTAAAGACGGACACAACAAAACACTTGGCGACTATATCATTGAGGACTTGATGGATGACTGAAGAGGCAATCGTAAAGGCTGAACCGTTCCACTACAGCTACCCAAAGTACATGGCAGAGCGTAAGCGTCTTAAAGAGACTAATGACTGCACAGTGATATCTTTCTGTGAGGTTTGGGGTGCCCCTTATGAGGCCGCCCGCACTCATTTACGTAAGATGTTCAAGCGCCCATCTCGTGGTGGTCCTTCGTGGAAGCATTGTGACAACGCAGTGGCTCTCTGCCCTAAAACGAAAATGGACAAGCTGTGGGGAACCAAAGACACTGAGCATCACATGACAATTGGGAACTTCTTGAAGCGTTACCCTGAAGGTCGCTATTGGGTGTTTGTATCAGGACACGCCCTTGCAATCATCGATGGAATCGTGCATGACCACTCTTACAAACCGCGTCGTCGGGTTAAGCTTGCCTACAGGGTTCATGTGTGAAATTTACAATCGGGTTAGTATTGTTTGCAGTTTTGATGTTTGGCTCTATGTTCATCGTTAGGGTCAACCACTATGATGATCAGAAAATGGCTTGCATCAGGGCTGGTGGAAATGGTAAGGTGTTGAAAGGTTCAGTGGGAATTCCCATTGGTTATGAGTGCCAAAGAATGCACTTGATCATGAAGTACAGGAATGGAGAATACAAATGAACAACGAACTGATGGCGGCATTCAAAGCTCTGCGTGTTAGCGAGCGTACATCTGTGTTGCAGGATTTGGGTTACAATATGCATCCAGCAGTTCATGAGACTAGCAGTGAGTTCGCCCTGCGAGTCTTGCGTCAAGTGTCGAGTGATGGTATTGTTCGTCAACTGGAAACTGCTATGTTGAGGTTTCAGTGAGCGGATGGGAGAGGCAAGAGTTCCAGTGCCTTGAACCTAAGATCGTTGCTTTCGACTTTGATGAGACGATTAGTGACAATGAAACTCTTTGGCTACAGGTTATGTTGGCACTTGAGAAGGGTGGCTATCATGTAGTTGTGTGCACATGGAGGACTCCAACAACCTACCCAGAAGATTTGAAATTTCTAGTTGACAGAGGCTTCAAGGTGTACTACACTTCCGGTCAAGCAAAACAAACATACATGGAAAGCAAGGGCATCAAAGTGTCTATATGGATTGACGACAACCCTTTTGCAATCCTGAACAACGCCAAATAGGAGGCTTTATGCACGGTGCAATAAATCTGGAAGACTTGATCAACTCTGGTGATGTAAATCTGGTGAAAGAGGTCTTCGGTGATTCTTCGTGGCGTATCCTGACTGAAGACGCTCTGCCAGCGGATAAGTTTGTAGCTGAGATGCGTTTCAGTCGTTTCGACACTGAGATGTTCCCCGGCTCGACCGTGGCCCACGGCCATATCTTCAACGACTCTCGTGGCATCTTCCTTGATGGTGATCGTGTCCGCACCTCTACTGTCAAGCAGGTTGTTGAGGTCGATGGTGAAGTTTACATCGAAACTCGCAACACAATGTACAAAGTGCTCAACAAGGAGGCTCTGGCATGAGTAAGGGTATCGAGCATCAGTTCTGTTCATCGTGGGCGAGCTGGGATGAGGTTGATGTTTTCTGCCTTCAGTTCAATGATGCTGTCCTTCTGCCCCACATCGCCAAGATCGTGGGTTGGGACGTTGCAGAGTGTATGACCGTTGACTGCTCCAACGGTGGCGTCCACTTCTATCTGGCAGATGGCTCCACGCAAGATTACCTATTCAAAGCTCAATTAGTGGTTGACAGCGAGTAAAATCGCTGTTACACTTCTCAAATCAAATATCAAAGGAGAGAAACAAATGGCACAGATTTCCATTACACGCGCTTTGGCTGAAGTAAAATCCCTGAACGACCGTATCGAGAAAGCCACTCGACAGGCCGTATTCGTAACAGTTACTGTTGGTGGCAAAACCACCAATGGTCAAGACCTCCAGACTGCTCAAAACCAGTTGAGGGCAAACCTGCAATCGGTTACTGACCTGATCGCTCGCCGTCAAGCAGTCAAGACGGCAATCATCCGTTCGAATGCTGTGGCTACTGTCACCATCAACGGGAAAGAGTTGACCGTGGCTGAGGCCATTGAGCGTAAGGGTAGCATCGACAAAGAGCGTGCTCTGTTGTCTGTACTAACCCAGCAGTTGAACCAAGCACGTTCTGTTGTTGAACGTAACAACGTTCAAATGCAGGGCCGTATCGACACCATGCTCCAAGCTGCTGTTGGTAAGGAACGCAAAGCTACAGAAGAAGAGCTGGAAGCTATCAGCAAGCCATACACCGCTTCGAACGTCACCGCCCCACTTGACCCTAACGGTCTGGAAGCTGTGATCTTGAAGCTGGAAGCTGACATCAACGGCTTCTTGTTTGAGGTTGACTTCGCTCTGTCTGAGGCTAACGCCAAGACTTTGATCGAGGCTTAACAGCCTCTGTCTAGCGTAACAAGTTTCTCATGCTGCGACGAATTGCCTAAATTCACGCAACCCATTCCTCGGGGGTATATCTGGGGAGCCTATTATTGGATTAGTAATCTAAAATCAATCGCATTTGATTGTTTGGCGACCGTCGCTATACGGCGCCGAACCAACGCACTGACTAAGATCAAAGCTCAAATAGGAAAGCTGCAAAGCTAAAAGATTAAGGGCTTTCGAGCCACTTCAACCTTTTAAAGTTTTAACCAGTATCGCTACAAAGCTTCTCCAAATCTTGGATACACGTTGAGACGTATCTGTGTGACGGACGCTGGCAATGCACCGAGCTGTCGTTAGCATGAACCCCCATTAAACCCCTGTGGCTTCGGTCATGGGGGTTTTCTATTTGTGAGGGCTTGACAATAGTAAAAGGTGATGTACAATGCACGCTCACCAACAGGAGAGAGACAATGATTACAGAAGGTCAGATTTTGAACATGTGTGATGAGCTTGAGAAAAGAGTGCAAGCCCGTGACTCTACTCAGTCTGTTCGTGTCCAATCATCAAGTGGTGGGGTTGGTGGACAGGTTTACATTATCCACATCGAGAACGCGACCAGCCACGATCAGTACGAGGTTGACGCAGCCACCCATCAATGGATCAGGAAGATTATCGTTGACTAAGATACGCAACCCTTTGGCTGGGCCTAACCGTCGAGTCAATATCCCGAAAGTAGAACGTGACCGTACCAAATACCGTCGCAAACGTAAGCACAAAAGGAGTGATAACGAATGAAACCAGAAGATTTGCTGCCGCCGACGATGAATGGCAACATCATCATGCTGAACTTCCTGCACAGACACAGTGCGATTGACTTTGCATTCTCATCTGGGATGGAACAGTTCTCCATGTCCAAGATTGAGAACGGCAGCTTCATGCTGAGCCTACCTGTGAGCGAGTCTTTCGAAGATAAGTATCGTGGTATGGTTCATGGGGCAAAAGCCCGTGCACGTGACAAAGAGAAGCCAAACCCTAAACCTCCAACTGGCGGTGGTGATGGCACTCCACCAAGCGGTGGTACGCCGGGTAGCACGTCTGTATGGCAACAAACTTACACGGAGGCCCGAGCAGCTTGACAAGTCTTGAAATCGCGGAAAAATATGGAATCGACCTGTACACATATGGAAAGGTCGGCTGTCCGAAGTGTGAAGAAAAGGGCATGGATCGCTCTGGTGACAACCTGATGGTATATGGGTGTGACGATGTTGGGCGCCACAAAGGCGCCCATTGCTTTGGTGGTTGTGGTGGTTTCACTATTCCTTCTGAGGAATGGCTGGAAGAAAATGGTGTTGTAGAAGAGCAGGAGTACAATATAGTGGGTGCTGAGTTTAACGATGAAATCCATGCAAAGATGAAAGAAGTGACTTCAACGGACTCGAAAGGGTATCGCGGTATTCGCAAAGACACCACAGCAGCATTTGGTGTCCGTCATGAGTTTGACACTCAGACAGGTCAGGTAAACGTTCAGTACTACCCAACCACAGCGGAGGCTGAGAATGACCACGGGTTTATCCTCACTGGCTACAAGCGTCGTCAACACCCTAAAGACTTTAAAGGAGCGTTGGGTGAGACAGGTCGTGAGTGTCAGTTGTTCGGTCAATTCAAGTTCATCCGTCAGCGTGGTAAGTATTGCTTGATCGTTGGTGGTGAAGTTGACCAACTGTCCGCATTCCAGATGCTGGCTGACCAGAACGCACGCTCCAACGCCAAGAACGGCACGTCTTATGATCCAACTCCGGTTGTGTCTCCAACAATTGGTGAGACTGGCTGTGAGAAGCAGATTGTGATGCAGTACGAGTGGTTCAACCGCTTTGAACGTATCATCGTGTGTATGGACAACGATGAAGCCGGACGTAAAGCCACAGAGCTAGTCTGTAAAGCTCTACCGAAAGGTAAGGCATACGTCATGGAAATGTCCATGAAAGACCCAAACAGCTACATGTGGGACAAGGACAAAGGTGTAGCGGTCAACAAGGAGTTCACATTCGTTCAAGAGTTCTATAAGGCTGTGCCTTACACTCCATCAGGTATTGTAGGCTCTGGTAGCCTAATGAAACTGATGAAAGCAGCGGCTGTGATTCCAAAGATTCCGTTGCCACGTTACATGCACCGTGTTGAGGCGATGATGGGCGGTGGTATTCCACTGAAGGTTATCGTAAACTTGGGGTCGGCATCTGGTACTGGTAAGTCCACGCACGTAGACGAATGTGTCTATCACTGGATTTTCAATAGTCCACACAAGCCGGGTGTTCTGTCGCTTGAGAGTGATTGTGCACAGTACGGGAACAAGATGCTTTCTCGCCACATCGGCAAGAAAATTGACCTGATGACTGATGCTCAGAAGATCGAGTTCTTCAACTCTGAAGAGGCTGAGAAGGCTGCACAAGACTTGTTCTTCAAGGAAGATGGCTCTCATCGCTGGCACTTGATTGAAGAGCGTGATGGCTCTCTGGACGACATCAAAGAGAAGATCATGAACCTGATCATTGCATGTGAGTGCAAGGTGATCATCATTGACCCTCTCCAAGACATCATGGATGGTATGAGCAACGAAGAGCAAGCCGTGTTCATGAAGTGGCTGAAAGGCATGGTGAAATCCCATGACGTAAGCTTCATCCTGATCAACCACGTTCGTAAGAGTGCTGGTGGCAGCAAGGCTAACTCTGCTGGTGCTGATCTGTTCGAAGAAGACTTCCAAGGCTCTTCTGCAATCTTCAAATCGGCTGCCTGTAACCTGTTGTTCACACGTAACAAGGAAGCTGAAAACGAGATTGAGCGTAACATCACCAACATGAAGATGACCAAGTGTCGTTGGACTGGTAACACATCTCCAAACGCAGGGAAATACTACTACGACAACGCGACTCACACGGTTCACGACTTGGAAGACTTCCTTGATCGTAACCCAGACAAGCGTCATGAGTACGAGATGCGTGGTGATGAGAATGACAATTCTGACTACCAGCCTAAATACTAAGTAGGTTGACAAGGGGGATCATGCTTAGGTATGATCCCTTTCGTCGTTTTAAGGAGAGAAGAATGAAACAAATTACTAACTGGAATCTGGCATCTGTCTGCGACTTTGAAGCTGACGGCTTGCTCGATACCGTAACCACAATGCACGTTATGTCCTACAAGATGAAAAGCCCAAAGCTGGAAGGGGCTTTCATTGAGGCGACTATTCGCCGGGATAAGCTTGATCGTTCTGGACGCGACTACAAAGGCCAAGTGGTAGCTTTCTTCAAATACCACATTGACAACAACATCCCAGTTGTGATGCACAACGGTATTGGTTATGACGCCAAGCTTGTAAAGCTCTTGCTGTCTGAAGAGTTAAAAGCCCAAGGTGTTGACCTTGATAAGCTGATGGTTATTGACACACTTGCACTTTCGTGGTACTTGAGTCCTGATCGTAATATGCACGGTTTGGATAGCTTCTTCGATGACTACGGCATTGCAAAGCCAGCGATTGACAGTTGGGAACAGGGCGAAGACGAAAGCCTTGAAACGTTCCTTGATCGTATGGAACACCGTTGTGCAGAAGACGTTAAGATCAACGTTGCTCTGTGGGAAGACCACAAAGAGCGTCTGGTTGATATGTACACCATTGCCCAAGGTTTAATTGACAACGGGCAAGAAATCCGTGACAAGAAAGGCAATCTTGAGAAGGTGTTGAACGTTGGTGGCACTCGCATCAGTCCTGATGAGTGGATTCCTATTGACAATATGATTGGCCGCACTGTCGAGTCTGCAATTGACAGTATTCTCACATTCCTGATGTTCAAGATGGACTGTGTAGCACTTCAGGAGGACACTCGCTGGGAGGTTGATGTTGAGCATTGCCGTGCAGCACTTGACAAGTTGGAAGCAGTTGTGCTGGAAGCACGTCAAGGCTTGATCGAAGTGATGCCGAAGGTTCCAAAGTACGTTAAGAAGACTGAGCCTAAAGCTGACCCATTCAAGAAGAATGGCGAGCGTAACAGTCATTGGGTACGTTGGGATGAAACCATGCGACAGCTTGAGGCTGGCGAGGTTGACCCTGAAACTGGCAAGCCTTTGGTTTACATCGACAAGGAAGACGCACTGGTTGAAGGTAAGCAAGCCTATCGTGTGTGGAACAAGAACGAAGAACCTAATCCGGGTAGTCCGGCACAGGTGAAAGACTTCCTGTTCTCGAAAGGCTGGGTTCCTCAGTCGTTCAAGTACGAGAAAGACGAAGTGGCTTTCAATGCTTGGATCGCAAGCAAGCCACAAGGGAAAGCCAATCACAGACAGTGGGAACACTGGAAGAATAGCCGTCCTGAAGAACGTGCAATACCACAAATCTCGGTTGGTGGTGATGACGGTAAGGAGTTGTGCCACTCTCTGATTGATCTGGCTGAGGAAGTGCCAGCGATTAAGGTGTATGCACACTACAAGGTTGCTGAGAACCGCCGTAACGTGTTGAAAGGTTTCTTCCGTGACATGGTTGATGGTAAGTGGTTGAAGGCTCGTATTGGTGGCTTCACAAACACTCTGCGAGTTAAGCACCGTGAACTGGTAAACCTTCCGGGTGTGGACAAGCCTTATGGTTATGATATCCGTGGTAGTTTGATTGCTGGCATCAAAAAGATTCTAGCTGGTTCTGACATGTCTTCTCTGGAAGACCGTGTGAAGCACCACTTCATGTTGCCACATGACCCTGAGTATGTTGCTACGATGCAGGCTGACGGTTTTGACCCACACATCCTCATGGCTTTGACAGCTATGATGATTAGTCAAGCTGACTTCGATGCGTTCATGGCTGACCCGAAAGGCTCTCACCCAGCTCACGTGAAGAAAGGTCGTAAGAACGGTAAGACAACCAACTATGCTTCTGTGTACAACGCTGGTGCTGCCAAGATCGCTCAAGCTGCTGGTGTAGACCTTGAGACTGGTAAGAAGCTGCACACCGCTTACTGGGAACTGAACTGGTCTGTAAAGGCCATTGCAGAAGAGCAGGTGGTGTTCAAAGATGCACGCGGTAATAAGTGGCTGATCAACCCAATCAACGGGTTCTGCTACAGCTTGCGTTCTGAGGCTGACCGCTTCTCGACTCTAGCTCAAGGCACTGGATCGTACTTCTTTGACATGTGGGTTGATAACATCCTGACGGCCATGCTTGAGATGTTTGGTCGTAAGACTCTGACAGGCTCTTTCCACGACGAATGCATCATTTGCCTTGGTGACAGTGAGAAGAACCGTGCGGCCATCTCTAAGATCATTGAGGATGCTGTAGAGAAGGTGAACAAGGATTACAACCTTCGCCGTAAGCTTGGTTGCCAAACACAATTTGGCCAAAGATATTCTGATATTCACTGATTTGGGGTTGACATGCGACAAGGATGTCTCTACAATCCACCTCATCAAACACAACGGAGGAAACACAATGACTCAGCGTAACGAACCAACTGTTGGCACCGCATCCACTTCGGCTTTTGACTTCACTGGTATGTTCTCCAGCAAGAAAGGCAAAACCCCTGAGCAATTGATGAACGATGCTCTGGCTGGCTTCACTCAGGCTCAAGCCAATCTGGAAGCTGCACAAGCTCAGATCGCCAGCCAAAAAGCTGATCACGAAGCTGAAATCGAGAAGCGTCAAAAGCTTCTGGCATCCGCTGAAGAATCGCACTCCCGTCTCGGTCGAGTGGCTGAACGCTTCAAAGAGTTGCTGGCGTGAGCCGATACCGCGTCATCAAGAAAGACAGCTACCACATGTACGCTTTAGGAGAAATCGTAAAGCGTGTCAGCTCAGCTGAAGTCATGGGTACGTTCATCTACGTGAACCAACGCGGAATCACGCAACGATTGGAACATGATCAAGTGGAATTAATGGTTGACACAAACGAAGAAGCGTTGTAATATACGCATTCAATATATGAAGGAGGATTCAAATGGGTTCAGTTTCCAAAGGTGTTGTTGTTCGAATTCACAACACAAAAACTTATGATCATGGTTTCAAAGCAGGCTCTCTGGCTACTTCTGAAGGTCAAGACTTCGGTAACCATCCCCGTGGCGTCTGGTCGCTCTTCCGTGATGAGCAGGGTAAAACTCAGTATCTGCTTCCCGATCACTACGACCTTGTTGAAGCCCCAAAAGCTGTCGAGAAGAAAGTGGTTGTTGAGGCTCCAGTGATTCTGGTAGAAGAGTCGCCTGTTGAAGTTGGCATTGAAGAAATTCTGCCAAACAAGGTTATCTATGGCGTCCTGAACGCTGAAGATGAAATCTACGCAACCACTGCTGATCGTGATTTTGCACGTGAACTGAAGGCTGCGCTCGGCGGTAAGCGTAAAGGTGTTCGCATCTTCCAATACGCTGCTACCAAAGAAATTCGATAAGGAGGGTACAACATGGCAAAGATTTTCTATGAGCAAGCACACGCTCAAGGCGTTACCCAATCCGCTGGTCACAAAGCTTTCAAGGTGTCTGCACCTAAGAGCCGTAAGCGTGGACGTGGCAACGTAAAAGTTTCGGCCTGATAGTCGTAAGGACAGATCAGCCGTTAATACTGGGGTCAAGTGACCCCACATCGCCCAATAGTGGGTTTTAAGATAGGAGATACACATGACTGGCTTTACTTTCGTAACAACTACCACTACTCAAACCGCTGGCGGACAAAAGCGCGAAGTTGACTGGGATGGCCTGAACAGCCACGTCATTGAAATGGCAAAGACCCAAGACAAAGCGCGTTCTGTACCGGGCGTGATTTCGGGTATCATCGACCTCGGTGAGCAGAATCTGGAAGACGCTGAACAAGTGTTCACTGGTGACGCCGCTGCTGAAGCTGCCGCAATCGCTGAAAAGCCTGCGACGTACTTCAAAGATGGTTTCGATGACAAGGGTAAGCCTGCCCGTCTGAAGTGCTGGCCTCAAAAACCAGTGCAGCAAATGGCAGTTACCATTGACTTCCCACAAGTGATGGTTGACAAAGGCAAGTTCTTCGGCAATAGCAACCCGCAACCACTGCGTCTTTTGCTGAACCGTGAGTTCACTCTGCCGGGTGACAAGACCAAAATCGTTGCATCGCCATACAACATTCGTGAAACCAAACACGATCTTGGTGGTGGTAAAACTACTTGGGCTTTCGCCAAGAACAACGGACTGCACAAACTGGCTGACGCCTGTGGACTGCTGGACGCGAATGGTCTGTTCACCAAAAACCGCATCGGTGAGTTGCTGGGTAAGGTTGCACAGTTCCAATTCCAAGTGTTCATGAAGCCGGGTAAAACCGCTGGCACTTCCTACTTTACTGAAGTAGTTAAGCTGGTTGGTATGGTGCCAGAAGGTGTTCCACTGCCTGAAGCTCCAGAAGGTACTCTGTACGGTGTGAACCTGTACGCTGCAAACGATCCAGAAGCTGTGAAGCAACTGCGTGTTTGCATCAAGAACCACATCAAGCGTGCTAACAACTACGAAGGCTCTATCCTGAAAGGTGAGCTGGAAGCGTTGGAGGGTGGCAACACCCAAGCTGCACCACAAGAAGCTGCAAAACCTGTAACGGGTATTGCTCCTTCGGCTCCTGTGAAGGAAGACGAAGACTTCGATGACGACGTACCATTTTGATCTGTATGAACTGCGGGGCTTATGCCCCGCAACTCTACGAATCAAACCAAGCAACCTTGTAAGGAGAAACAATGACCGAGTTTGAACTATTTGACAAGTTTGTCACTGAAGAGCTTAACTCTCTAGCACACAAAGAAGACATCAAGCAAATCAAGGAAGATGCAAAGGCTGTGGGCTTCGATAAGAAAGCTATCGCCCTTCTTCAAGCCTCTGCCAAGCTCCACGTAGCAGACGCCTTTGATGAGCGTACAGAAGCTCAACGCGAGCTTGAAGAGACATACCTGCGAGTAACTGGCCGAAAGGCAAAAGTTGATACGCAAGAGTCTCAATACTGATTTAAACAAACTGGCGCTTCGGCGCCTTTTTGCTATTTGGAGGAAATAAATTGAGCGAGGACATTCTAGTATTCGACGCAGACAGCATTGCATACAAAGCAGCCGCAGCAAACGAGACAAAGACAATCTCCACACAACACATCGAGAAGGGTGTGATTGAGCATTGGGATAACCGTACAGCGTTCCGTGCCTTCCTAAAGGACACGCCACACACTGAGGACATGTACACCATTACTGACGTACAAGAAGCTCGCCACTCAAGCTATGGCAAGAGCCTGATTCGTGAAATGATTAAAGGACATCAAACAAGACTTGGCATCACTTCCAACGAGATTTACATTGGCGGTGAGAACAACTTCCGTGATTTTATTCCACTTCCAATGACTCATGTCGCAACGTGTGGTAAGTGGGCTGGACAAAGTAAGCTTGGCGGGAAGTACAAGGAGAACCGTGACGGAACAATCCGTCCATTGCAACTGAAAGAGTTGCGCTCTTACATGATTGGTGAATTGCAAGCCATCGTTGTCAACGATCAGGAAGTGGACGACATGTCCTCTATCCGTGCATATGACGGACACTTGGCTAAGGCCCGAATCATTCAGGTGACCGAGGATAAAGATGCCCTGCAATGTACTGGATGGCTGTTCAACCCTCAGAAGATGACCAAGCCTATCTACATCAAAGGCTTTGGAGAGCTGCACAAAGAGGGTAAAGGCATCAAGGGCACTGGTCGTATGTGGTTGTATTACCAAGCTCTCTACGGCGATTCTGTGGACAACTACCACGGCTGTGACCTGTGGAAGATTCAGCAAGACAAATCGGGTAAGAGTGTCACGTTTGGTGAAGTCGCAGCCTTCAACATTCTGAAAGATGCGAAGAACGACAAAGAAGCAATGACTGCCGTGTACAACCAATACAAACTCTGGTATCCTGAACCAGTTGTGTATATGGATCACATGGGTCAAATGCAGAACAAAGATGCTGTTGAAATCATGCAGATGTATTTCGACTGTGCTTTCATGCGTCGTTGGAAAGATGACCGCATCATCGTAAGTGACCTGCTTGACAAGTTGGGCATCGCCCTATGAGTGAATACAAGCCTTGGGAAGAGTACCCTGAGATTTGGAAAACAGAGTCGGCATATCTAAGCTGGATTCGTGGCGGAATCCGGCGATACCTCTGGTCGAAGAATCCAGTGAAGTTGGAGTTTGTCAAGTCTGCTCGCAAGATGATCACCAACCCAAACGTGAAGCTCCGCAAAGGGCGTCCAAAAGTTTGGGGCGGGGTTTGTGAAATCTGTGGCAAAGAACACATCCTGAAGAACATGGAAGTTGACCACAAGACGGGTGAACACTCGCTAAAGAAGGTGAGCGATATCCAAAAGTTTGTTGAGGGCATTGTGTTTGTCCGCAAAGAAGACCTAGCATTCCTGTGCAAACCTTGTCACAAGATTAAGACTCTGGCCGAGCGTCAAGGCATGAGCCACGAAGACGCAGCAATCGAAAAAGAAGCAATTACCATTTGCAAAGGAACAGCAAATGAGGTAAAATCGTGGATCACCGAAAGAGGTGAGGTTCCTGCACGTCTGGTCAAAGAGAGACGGGAACAGGTGGTTCAATTATTGAAGGAGGGGAAATGACAGAAGTGCAAACAAATTTACTGATCGTGCTTAAACGCCTGATTGAAGTTGTCGAAGAGGATGAAGGTATTGCGGAGCATATAGCAGATGCAATCGAATGCACCCTTGACGATATCTCAATGGATGATGGTTTCGGCACAGAGCGTCAGTGTGACCCACGAGGCGATATGCGTATTAAAGAGTGGTCCATTTTCACTGAGGTGCAAGTATGAAGAAGATGTACATCGCTATTCTAGACGAGGCACCAGACTACATGGTGCCAACTCTGGTAGCACACAGCATCTTAAATGCTCACTCCAAGTTTGTCGAAGGTAACTTTCCATTTAGTGAAGATGACACTTACTACGATTGGTTCCACAACTCATTCAGAAAAGTTGTGTTGCGTGTTAACCGAAAGGAGTACGACAAAATCAAAGACACCCTGACACATCACGAAGGTCATGAAAACACCATCTGTGGTGGTAAGGGTAGTTGCCTAGTTGTTCTGCCAGTTGAATCTGATGCAGTTCCGAACGTATTGAAATTCGCCAAATTGTGGAAACCAGAGGAGAAAGTATGAGTAAGAAACACATCATCATCGCAGACACACAGGCAAAGCCAGAAGAAAGCTTGGAGTACATGGGTTACATCGGTCAGTATATTGCTGAAAAGAAGCCAGATGTCATTGTCCACATTGGCGACCACTGGGACTTCCCAAGCCTTTCCAGCTATGACAAGGGAAAGAAAGTGATGGAAGGCCGCCGCGTTATTGATGACGTTAAAGCTGGTCATGAGGGTATGGTCAAGCTGATGGCTCCAATCATCGCACTACAGGAGCAACAACGTGCCAACAAGAAAAAGGTTTACAGCCCTAAGATGGTATTTTGTCCGGGGAATCACGAAGATCGGTTTGACCGTTACGCCAACGACAATCCAGAGTTGTACGGCCTTGTTGGTTTGGCTACACTCGGTCTGGAGCAATACGGTTGGGAAGTTGCCCCTTACTTGAAACCAGTTTGCATTGACGGCATCTACTATGTCCACTACTTGGTCAACCCAATGAACGGGCGTCCACGTGCTGGTAATGCTGCCGCACAACTGAAGGCTGTTGGCTCTTCTTTCGTAGTTGGTCACAAGCAAGTTCTGGACATTGCAATTGCTGACAACCAGCTTGACGGGAAATACCGTATTGGCATCATCAACGGTGCATGTTACCCTCACGATGAAGCGTACAAAGGCCACCAAGGAAACCAACACTTCCGTGGTATCATGGTGCTCAATGAAGTGGAAGACGGCTTTGGCTTGCCATGCCCTGTCTCTCTGGACTTCCTCACCAAAAAATACGCTTGACACCAGAGAGGGGCTATCGTAAGATGGCCCTTCTTTCATTGGAGGGCTTTATGGCACAAACGAAGAAACAGTCTCTCAAAGAGACAATGACAAACACTGGTGTTGGAATGGTGGGAAGCTGGCTCATTACGATGGGTTGCCTATCCCTGTGGTCAAACCCTGTAATCTCCGCAACTGTCGCCACTGTTGGCTGTACAGTGTGGAGTATTGGGCGTGGTTACACGATCCGCCGCTACTTCAACAAGATTAATGAGAAAGGAGAACAAAATGAAGCACGATTTCAAGCTTAGTGTTGAGCAGGCTACAGCAGCCTTTGATGTCCTCGACATCCTACAGGAACGTTTCCCAGACAACCCTGAAAAGGCTGTAGACATTCTTAAAGTGATCCTTCTCGGGCTTGAGAGCAATCTGGAGGAACAAGTATGAGCACAGTTAATGCTATGGAGCTGGTAAGCCCTGAAGAGCTTCACAAGTTCGTACAGGGGCTTCTGAATGAGCATGGCGATACCCCTGAGCAGTTGATGATCCTGTTGATCAAGATTGCAACTGCAAAGGCCATCCTTGAGGATGCACTTGAACTTGACGAACCCATCACAGCAGTTTTGGAGAAAGATGAATGAGCGTAAGAGCACTGACTATTGATGAGATGTTTGCACAACCTAACGGCTCCCATGCTGTTCTCATGCGTAAGTGGCGTGACCTGCCAATCGGAACACCACTAATTCGTCGTGAATCTTACCGTGATGACGATGTAAGTGTTGCCTACTTCTTCCGTGATGATAAGTTTGAGTTCTTTGAAGAAGGTGATGTAGGTATTGTTGAAGTTACTAAACATCCACTGATCGTCAAGCCAGCCAAAGAACAGACTGAACGTCCTGCTGAAGAGCTTGGCATGTATCGTCCCGAACTTGGTACTCGCAAGCTTGGTAAGGTTCGTGTAGAATTGGTTGACGATGGCTTCCCACTTGCTCTACGTGAAGTGGCGAAGGTTATGACTTGGGCACAAACTGCCAAAGGCTACAAAGATCATGACTGGCAGAATCTGGACAACCCTGAGATTGCTCTGGCTGCCGCAGCCAGTCGTCACCGCTCTGACTACATCATGCAGCGTGTCGTTGAAGGCTTGCCAGCACTTGAGTGTGTAGACCCAGAGTCGAGTCTGGTGCACAAGGCCCACGAAGCCTTCGGTGTTCTGTCTCAACTTGAACTGCTTTTGCGTGGGAAATTTGTTGACTCAAGGTCGCAAGTCGGGGTATAATAACCTCCTACACAGGCAATCACCAACAAGGGAAACCCGTAAAAAGGTTTCCCTTTGTTTTATAAGGAGAATTAATGACAATTTCAGCAAAAATCATTGCTCACTCCACCGCGCCTAATGGTCAGATGATCGTTACGTGGGAGTTGGAGTATCCACGCTTCATTCACGGGGAGTTCATGACCCATCGTCTGTTCTCACGGAATGCTGCTTCCTCTCGGGCTATTCCCGTTGCGACTATCATCAGTCAAGTTGAAGAGAACCCGGCTATGCCTATCCATTGGGGTAAAAACCAAGCGGGGATGCAAGCCAAAGAAGCTCTGTCTGATGCTCTCACCTACTCTGCCAAGTACCTTTGGTTGAAAGCTGCCAAGTATGCGGCAAACGTTGCTGGGGCATTGACTGACGTAGGTCTACACAAGCAAGCGACAAACCGTATCCTTGAACCATTCCAGACGATGAAAACTGTTATGACTGCTACTTGCATGGACAACTTCTTTTGGCTTCGAAACCACGAAGACGCACAACCTGAAATCAAAGAGCTTGCTCGTTTGATGTGGGAAGCTCTACAGAACAGCACACCGTTTGAATTGAAACCGGGCGAGTGGCACGTTCCATACTTCAACAGTGGGTATTGGACACCGAAGTGTGGTGTAACTCTGCAAGAAGCTCTAGCAATCTCTTCTAGCTGCTGCGCTCAAGTGAGTTACCGTAAGCTGGATGATACACTGGAGAAGGCTCAGATGGTGTATAAGCGCCTTGTAGAGAGTGAGCCGGTACATGCCAGCCCATTCGAGCATCAGGCGTCCCCAATGGAGCGCCCATACAACGAGCACTGGCATAATCAGTCAGAGCCTTGGCAAGAGGGTATAACGCATGTAGACAGAAGTGGTAACTTCTGGTCTGGTAATTTCATCGGATGGGTGCAGCACAGACAGCTGATTCCGAATAACGTTTGCAACAAATATGAAGAGGTGTCCAATGGCTGATTACGCCCTGAGTTTTCATGATCTAATGATGGTTGATGGCTTTAAAGAAGCCTACGACACACAAAACAAGAAAGTGTTTGAAGCAATCCTTCAAACAAACGGATTTGAAGTGGAACTTGGTTACGAACTTGTAGCCTGCAACCACAGAACAATCAACAACATTGAGTACTACGGCATTCGTGTTGAAGGCTTCGAACGTACCGATAAAGCGTGGCTGGCAACTGGTTGTGCAAGCATGGAGGCTCAAATCGAAGCCACAAAAGATAAGAGCTTGCGTCACACCCTACGTCAAATGAATTATCAAGGTACTCTATCTCCAACTGATATTAAGGAATAAAAGTGCAAGGTGAAATTGAACTAGAAGCGGTAGTAATGGGACTGCCGTTCGACTTTAACGCAAAGACACGTATCATGACTGAAACAGATAGTTATGCTACCGTCTACCCACAATTCTTGGAGTTTGCAGACCAACAGTTTGACAAGCAATTCTGGACAAACACCGAAATGAAAGTTGAGCTTGATCGTATGCAACTTCTGTTCGATCTAACCCCTGCACAACTTCACGCTGTTAAGTTTGTATTGCAACTGTTCCTCAAGTATGAGTTAATCGTTGGTGAAGAGTTCTGGAACGGTTTGTTTATCCGAGTGTTCCCAACGCCTGAAGCTAAGGCAATGGCAGCAGCATTTGCTGCTTTCGAATTGCAAGTACATGCCCGCTTCTACAACCAACTTAATGTGCAACTTGGTCTTGACACAGATGAGCACTACCGTGCCTATGCTGCTAACCCTGAGTTGGCTGCACGTGTTGAATGGCTTGAAAAGGTACTGAGCGGTGAAGATAGACTGTTGTCTGTTATTGTATTCTCGATGACTGAAACAGCCCTGTTGTTTGCAAACTTTGCAATCCTGAAGAGCTTCCAAACTAATGGTTATAACAAAATCGCTGTAACTGTTCGTGGTACTAACCAATCTGCTATTGACGAAGACTTGCATGGATTCGCTGCTGCTTGGGCAATCAACCAACACTACAAAGAGTTGGGACGCCCTCTACGTGAAGACACTGTACGTGTTGAGCAGATTTACAAGGCAATTCAATACGCCTACGAACATGAGTGTTTGATCATTGATCTTGCATTCCTTGAAGACACACTTAATGGCATGACCAAAGAGGACTTCAAGAACTACATCAAAGTAAGACTTAACGTGTTTGCAGAACGTCTTGGATTGGACCTTCCATTCCCTGATGCAACTTCTCCTATCACTAAGTGGTTTGAATTGGGCACTGACTCGTACAAGATGGTTGACTTCTTTACTCCGGGTATGGGTATGGAGTATGAAAGCGGCTGGGACGAATCTGGCTTTATTCGTGGATATATTGAAACTGGAGAAATTGAATGATTGACTACTCTGCACTAAGAAAGCAACAAATTGAAGACGGAGTGTGCCCACCGTGGTACACTACCGGAGGTATCCAGTTGTTCTACGACAAGTATTCGTACAACAACGAAACAGTAAAGAGCCGCTTCAGAAGTGTAGCTCAAGCTATGGCAAAGCACGCTCCTGAAGTGTACCCTGAGTGGTGGAATACAAACCCTTACTGGGCGGGCAAAACATGGGAAGACGCATTCTTCCAGACTATGTGGGACGGCTTCATTAGCCCCTCTACACCACTGCTGGCAAACGGCGGTATCCGTAAACGCGGAACTACTGTAAGCTGTGCTGGTGGTAACGTTGGCAACAACCTGTTTGACCGTTACGACTTTCTCACAGAAGCTGCTATCCTGACGAAGCACAGCCATGGCACAAGCTACTGCCTTGATGACTGGCCTGCCGAGGGTGACAAGATTCGTGGTGGACGTTCTCAGGGGCTTATGCCGCTGGTACGTGACATCATCAACGTTATGGAAGAGGTAGCTCAAGGGCCACGCCGTGGATCGTGTGCTTACAGCCTACGTCCTCAACATGGGGATTTTGATAAGGTTGCAGACTTCCTGTACGAACGCACAGAGAGTAATAACGTTGGCTGGTTGATTGACGATGAGTTTACAGACCAGATGAACGCTGAAGACCCTGAAGCCCTTCGCAAGTTTGCTAAGATGCTTGGTATTAAGATGCCACGTGGTAAAGGATACTTCTCGTTCATTGATAAGATGAACCGTAAGCTGGCTAAAGCATTTAAACGTGCTGGACTACGTGCAAGAGCTAGCAACCTTTGCCAAGAGACAAACTTGCCAGCAAACCATGAGTACACATTCAGTTGTGTAATCCTGAACTACAACTTGGAACTTTACCGTAGTTGGCCTGAACACTTGGTGTTTGTTGGTCAAGTTATGAGTGACTGTAACATCTCTGAGTATCTGGAGTGCATGGATGAAATGACGCCGATGGACAAGCGTGCTATGCAGAAGATTTACAAGTTCACAAAAGACTTCCGTGCCTTGGGTTCTGGGGTTCTAGGTTTCCACACTTTGTTGCAGGCTGAGATGTTGTCTGTTTCGAGCATGGAAGCTATGATGTTGAACACCAAAATCTTCCGTGGAATCTTCAAAGATGCTACCGCTGCCAACTCTTGGCTGGCTGTCACTCTGGGAGAGCCTGACGGCTGCACAGGGCTTGGACAACGTAACGCCACAATGCTGATGATGCCACCTACCAAATCAACCGCTGAGTTGATGGCAGGAGCTTCTGAGGGTATTGGTCTGGACGTTGCCATGTGCTTCACCAAACAATCCGCTGGTGGTGAGTTCTTCCGCATCAACAAAGTGCTGTTGGAACTGATCAAGAAGAAAGGATTGGATATCAGTCAATGCGTCAAGGATATGAACGAGCGTAAAGGTTCTGTCCAACATGTAACATGGCTGGCCGACGAAGAGAAAGCTGTATTCAGAACAGGATTTGAGATTCCAATGGAAGATCACCTGCGTCTGTGTTCTCAACGTCAACCGTGGATCGACCAAGGGCAAAGTATCAACCTCTACTTTACCTCTAACGATACACCAGAGTACATCGGCAAGATTCACAGGATTGCATTCAACGATCCAAACATCTTGTCTCTGTATTACATCTATAGCATGAGAGGTAGTGGTGACATTGTTAGAGTGGAAGTGTGCGAGGTTTGCCAGTGATCGAGGCTTGGGTTGATGTAAAGGGATACGAATCTTTCTATCAAGTCAGTAATATGGGTAACGTGCGGTCGAAAGATCGCACGGTTGCTTGTAGTAGACTTGTAACTAAGAATCTTAGAGGGCGACCACTAAAAGCTACTACAGATAGTGCTGGATACTGTAAGGTAACCCTACAAGATCAAGGCCGTAATGTCGTGTGGAAGGTACACCGGCTTGTCGCTGAGCATTTTATTGACAAGGTAGAAGGCAAGGAGGTTATCAACCATATTGATAACGACCGAACAAACAATAATGTTTGCAATCTTGAGTGGTGTACTCCAAAAGAGAATACTTATCACATGCATTCGCAAGGTAGGAACTACTCTGCCTCGGGTGAGTCTAACCCAGCTTGTAAACTATCTGAGGTTCAGATTGAAGAGATTAAAACCTTGAAAAGTCAACTCTCACAATCTAAAATAGCTGCCATGTTTGGTATATCCCGACAGCATGTCAGTAAAATTCATCTCGGGATTAGGAGAAACACATGACACCTGTAATCAACACAACCGTGCTTGCAACTGGTGGTAGCCTTGTTACAACCGTAGACAACACTGGGGCGACTCTTGTCCTGACTGATGATACCGTTGCACCTGACTTCACTATCCACCTCACACCGGCTCAGGATCGCGTCTACGCCACGTTCCTTGATACCGCTGAGGACACACGTGACCTTGAGAATCTGGCTACCCTTCAGGGGCAGTTTGAGACTGAAATGGGTGCGGAGCTTATCGCTTACAACAGCCAAGCTCTGACGAAGAACCTAGTGACACGTGAGTACACGCAAGCTGTCACACGAATTGCTTTCGATTCGTACAAGAAAGGACTTGACGGCCCTCCATCCTAAGAGTAGAATCCCTCCTATCAGAAACGGTAGCGAGGGATTTTTGTTATGCGTCACACGGAGAAACGCTTCCTAACGGAAGACGCCGGTGAAACTGGCAGTATGGTTTGCACTGTCGAGACACCACGTGTTAAAGACTTGGACGAATGGACTGTCAAGCACGATCCATACATCTCTGGCGATATTCAGATTCGTGACTGCGGCGGTCGCCCTGTCAATCTGGACTTCGATGCTCGGGGTGAGAAACAGTTCAAGAAACGGCTTGACAAGCTGGACGGAATGATTGCACAATTGCAACGCATGAGGGTTCAATACCACGAACAATGGTATTCGACTCTGCGTGACCGTGATTTCAAAGTGAAGGAATTGGTGAAGGAGGGTAAGACATAATGTATTGCTGGGACTGCGGAGAGCGGGTGGACTGGGACGAAGTGATTTGTCCTGAGTGTGGTGCTGACCAATCTGATGAAGGTGGTAGTGATGATGATTGGGATGATGAATATCCATTTGTTGACGATGAGGAACACTATTAATGGTAACAATTTACGGTAAAACACAATGTGGGTCTTGTGAACAAGCGAAAGCTGTGCTAAAGTCTCGCAACATCGAGTTCACCTACTACCAGCTTGATCAGGACTACACAATGTCAGACCTGATGGACGTGCTCGATGAGCTTGGTATGTTGGGCTTCCGCACATTCCCACTGATCGTTCAGGACGGGAAAGGCTACACCTTCGCAACCCTCAAAGACGTTAAAGGAGAGTAACTATGTCGCAGTATGCTGTTGACCGTATCGCCCTGATTCTGGATCAAATCCAAAGCTTACATGCTCAAGCCCGTCAACTGTCGGATGAGTACAGCATCCCGTTTGATCTGGAGCTGGAAGGTGGTCGTAACTACAACACCACTCACGAATATGAACCCGGCTATAGCTGGAATTCTTCTAACTGCTAATTTTTAAGGAGGTTTCAAAATGAAAATCGTAAAAAGTAAACCACTGTTCTCGCCTATCACACTGACAATCGAGACTCAAACAGAATTTGATTGGCTCCGTGCACTGAGTAATGCCGCTGTTAGCGAGGCTAAAGCCTCTGCCAAGTCTCTTGGTTTTGAGATTGAGGGTGACTCTGAGTCGATTGATCGTGCTCAGATGGCTTTCTACAACGCTATGCAAAGTGCTGCCAACTCATGAGCATCAACAACGCAGAAGTATTTGAAGTAGCACGAATCATGGATTCGTTGACCCACTTGCAACAGATCATCTATCGTGGTAACGTAGACGCTGGTTGGTGGAAGAACATCCAGACAGGTGTTGCTCACCCTAAAGGGGATGTAACTCTGGTGCTGTCTAAGCTGGCTCTGGTTCACTCTGAAGTGAGCGAAGCTGTTGAAGGTGTCCGCAAGGGTCTGATGGACGACCACTTGAAAGAGCGCCCAATGGCTGAGGTTGAACTGGCAGATGCCATCATCCGTGCATTCGACCTTGCTGGGCATGAAGGTTGGGACTTGGCTGGTGCGATCATCGACAAGCTGTACTACAATGCGAATCGAGAGGATCATAAGGTCGAAAATCGCCTGAAAGATGGTGGTAAAAAGGCTTAATGGCTGGTAGGAAACAGCCGCCAAGGTTGAATCCTGAATGCAAAGTTTGTCTTGTATCTTTAACAGATCAGAATTGGACACCCTCCATGCAGAAAAGCAGGAGGTATATCTGTAAGACTTGTTGGACGGCAAGGCAAGCTGAATACGCAAAGAAACCTGAGTATAAAGTCAAGAAGCAATCTCAAAGGGTTGCCAGAGAGTCTGAGTGGGATGAAGCTCGTCGTACCAAAGAGTACGAACGAAGGAAGTGTCAATACCTACAAAAGAACTACGGCATGACATTTGGAGAGTACACTGATATGCTGCAAAGACAGAATTTTAAGTGTAGGATTTGTGAAACGACTGAGGCAGGTGGCAAAGGAGTGTTTCACGTGGATCATTGCCACGACACTGGTAAAGTGCGTGGACTCCTATGTGTAAACTGCAACATGATGCTAGGCTTGGTGTACGATAAGCTCCACGTACTACAAAACGCAATCAAATATCTGGAGGAAAATAAATGACATACGCACTAACCAATCTGCTGTGGATCGCTGAAGCTGTTCGTCACGGTCAACTGACCCTTGAAGGTGCAACCCGTGTTGAGGTTGAGCGTCAGGAAGTACAGACCTATGGTGAGAGTGGTCGCTACATCGACGACGTCTATGTTGACGCTGAGCGTATGGGCTACGATGAGTACAGCTTTGAGCTGACTCCTGCTGAGTATACCGTTGAAGAGGTGATTGCCTACATCAACGGCCCGTACAAAGCTGACCTTGAAGCCTACAACAAAGGCCGCCAAGAAGCTGTGGCTTTGGTCGCTCAACTGACTGAGAGCGTTCAAGGTACTCTGTCTGAGATTCTGGCTGTTGCCAAGAAGTACGACATTCCAGCCAACATCAAAGTGGGCGGCACCACCAACGACTTCCGACTTATCGATGCTGTGGACTGGGATTCCAGTTCTATGTACTGCTAATTAACCCACAAAGGAGAAATGAAATGACTCGCACTGTTACGAATCAAGCTCAAGTTGAACTGGCCGCTGGTGTTATTCTGGTGTCCCAACTGATCGAAGGCACCTACCACAACGGTTCGGCCTACAGCTACACCAGCCACACTCTGGAAGGTCTGTCTGACAATGAGCTGGACAACCTTGCAAAACTGGCTCTGGTTCTCCAGAACCTACCTGAAGACGGCGCTCTGGACTTCGATGTTGACGGTCTGGAAGAGTTCATCAAAGAGTGGGCTTCGGAAACCGCCGAATCGGCTGAACTGCCTTTCACCTTCACTGACCGTGATGGCGACAGCAACACATACACCCCAGCAAGCCTGTGGGAAGCGTCTGGCTCTTGCTCTGAGTGGGAACAGTCTGCACAGTATGGCTATGACTTCGGATGGAACATCTGATGTGGAGTGAAGACGCTGTAAAGCGTGAGAAGCTGAACGAGATTGCTGTCCTGCTTGAGCAAGCCCAAAAGCTTGTGTACGAAGCTGAGAGCATCGCTGATGAACACGGCCTTGAGTTCGATCTGGACATTGGTGGTTATGGCATGGGCGGAACCTACTACTCTGAGAAGTATGTAGAGGATCACGGCTCCCGTTACTACACCACTGCTGGCTGGAACGCCAGTTCGCAAAGCTGCTAAAGATTGAGCCTCGGGGTTGACAGCCTCGAGGCTTTTTCGTATCATGGCGCCACACAAACAAACGAGGATTCAAACATGGCTTTCAAGATCGGTGATATGGTTGTTCGTACCTCTGGTAGCTGGATGCGCGTTAACGAAGGTGACATCAAAAAGGTGAGCTGGGTCCATGGCCGCAATATCCGGCTTGAGGGCCACCCTGACATCACTTTCGACAGTGACAACTTCAAATTGGATCACCGTACCAGCGTTCAACTTGAAGAGTTCCAACGCGGCCACATCGTCACCTACCGTTACCGAGACGGTGAGGTTTATACTGGCCGAGTGCAAGACACATCGCAAACAAAGCTGGGCGTCATTCGCAATAGCAGTGGTGAGTATGATGCTGTGAATAAAACCGATGTGATTGTCACCGGGGAAGATCGTCCCTTCAAGATTGGTGATCGTGTTCGCATGATTTCTGAAGAACCAGCTTATGGCGCTGGCGAGGTTAAAGTGGGTGATATTGGTATGATTGTACGCACCAGCGGGGATGACTTCGTGGTTGACTTCCCAAATCAAGATGACTGGGATGCACACGTAGACGACATCGAGCATGTTGCCGAGCAGAAAGTCACTACTACGCCTGAGCCAGAAGTATCGCTTGACGAAGCTGTCTCCAACTGGCAGAATGTCAACCAACAAATCAAAGAGCTTGAAGCACAAGCTGCTAACTACATCCGGGTTATGCGTCGTGCTGGCCTTAAACCTGTCTAAAGGAGATTCACCATGTTGCTTATCGGTAGCCGTGCTCTAGTAGCGAACAACCCTGAGCTGGAGTCCCAACGCAAGTGTGTTGATTGGGATTTCATCTGCACTCTGGATCAATTCCGCCTGTGGCATCGACACCACAAAGGTCGCCTGCAATTCGCCGTCCCAACTGACGGCGGGAAGTATTACCACGCACGTGGCAAAGACGGCATGAACTACGAGTTTGAGCTGGCTTGGCCGGGTACATCTGCTGAGATTCTGCTGAACGAGTACAACGCCATCAACTGGCAGATTCCAGTGACGGCAAGCAACCTTGATCTTCTATTGATCAAGGAAAGCCACAAGTACAAGCGGAACAGTCCGCACTTCCTGAAGACTATGCAGGACATTCACTTCCTGCGTCACAAGGTTAATGGCGGTCAACCTATCAAGTGGATCGAACGCAACCGTGAGATTCTGAAGCTGCGTGAGAAAGAGTCCTACGACTACGCTCACCCTAAGCTGAACGTCAGTTCCAAAGACTTCTTCAATGGTGATGGTGTTCAGTATGTGTACGATCATGACAGCATCCACTTGGCTGTGGCCTTGGTCATGGGTGTGCCTGCTTACACCTTCTACATGAAAGAAGGCTCTGAGGTGATGACTTCCAAAGAGAAGTTCATGTCCGTGAGTGAGTTGACTCGCCTTTACGGTGTCTATGAAGAGTCCTGTGTGCTCGCTCTTGAGCGTTCGCAGATTCCTCATGGCTTGGGTAAGGAGGGTGGGCCTTCGGCTCGCTGGAGCTTTGAGATGGCTCTTATGAAGGTGTGCACAAGTATCACCAGTGGTTGGTTCCGTGAGTACGCTTGGGAAAATTACTCGAAAGTGCTTGACCTGTACAACGAACTGGGCGAGAATGACTACATCGAAAGGTTCAACAAGAACCAACATTTGCTTAAACCTTACAACGGAGAAACATACTGATGCTTGCAAAAGATGGCCGCACTCTGACTGAGCAATTCAATGACTGGCTGTAACTCAATCCTGAGTTCTACCCACTCTTCGAAAAGTTTACACTTGAGCTGATCAACAGCGGTGTAAAGAAAAGTTCTGCTTGGTTGGTTTGTAACCGTATCCGTTGGGAGTCGATGATTAAAACCTACGGCAACGACTACAAGATCAGCAACGATTTCATCGCGCTGTTGGCTCGAAAGTTCTTGACTGAGAACAAAGAGCATGGTAAATTCTTCACCATCAAAGAAATGAAACGCGCATAATCAAAGGAGTTACACAATGGTTTCCATCTGCCTCTGCATTCTCTGGGCTTTGCTCGTAACAATGTTGTTGCCTAACAAGCAACCTGCTGGTATCATCGTCTCGGCAATCGGTGCCGTTCTTATCACTGTCGTCTGCGTTCAGTTGGGGATCAAATAACATGGCTGTAAAACGTCCGTTCAACATGACTCCAAACGAGTTCGACCTGTATGCTGCGAAGCATCTGGTCTGGAAGGCAGAGAACGCCAAGAAGCGTGGCATTGAGTTCAATCTCACCATCGCTTCGATGAAGAACCTGCTGTCTGCCAAGCGTTGCTACTACACCGGCATCGGTTTGACCAAGAGCACCGGCAAGGAAGAGAATGGTGAGCTGCGTCTGTCGGACTTCACCATTGACCGTATCGACGGCTCCAAAGGTTATGTGAAGGGTAACGTGGTAGCTTGCTGCCACGCTGCAAACCAAATGAAGAACCAGTTTGAATCTCTGGGTGTGGTTGGCCTGAAGGCTGGCCGTAACATCTTCGACAAAGCAATCAAACGAATTGAGGGTAAAAAGTGATGGTATATCCAAAGGATGTGATCATTGAAGACCTAAAACGTACACTGGCTAAACTCGAACGTGCACTGAGGGCTGCTGGCAGTGTTGAATTCCAGTGTTACCACAACGCACGTGATCGCCAGTTGGCTGAAGAGTTTCTGAAGATGGCCAACGAAGCCCAAGAATCCCTCAATTTTGCAACTCAATTGGAGCACAACCTGTGAAAAAACTGTTGACTGCTGTACTGATGATGGCTACACTCGCCCTCACTGGCTGTGAAGAGGCCAAGCTGTTAAGCGAGAAACGCACCACGATGGTTGTTGAGAGTGTATCACTACGCTCCAAAACCAACAGCAAGGTGAATCTCCGTGAAGTGGAGAGCGGTTATCTCTGGCAAGACCAACGTCTGAGCTGTTCCCGCTCTCGGGCTGGCAACGTGAAGATTGGTAGCAAATGGGACGTTGTTGAACAAGCATACGTCTACCCTGAATCCCAACGATACTTCAGCCGTCTTGTAGGCACTGACGCTATCTGCACAAAGAGTAACTGATATGGCGAATTGCCCCGGCTGTAACCTCCCAATGATTGATGGACAAGTATTCGATGGCCTGTTAAAGTGTCACTGGGATTGTCAGGACACTGTTCGTGCCAACATGGGTGAGCAGAATGCTGATGATTTGATTCAATTTCGAATCAACAAACGTTTGGAAATGGAAGGCATCACGCCTACCCATCGTTTGTTTACAACGCTTGGAGGTAAAGTTTGACAACAGATAAAAAGCTACGTTACATCGATAGCTTCTACAGGTTGATTGTGACGGCACAGACTTACAGAGACGCCATTGCACACGCTAACTTCACACGTGGAGTCTTGGCAGCCTACTGGGCTGACATGTCTGTGAGCTTGGAAGACTATAAGCGTATTAGTGGTGACATTGAAGTGGTTCTAGAAGTTAAGCGTAATCTACCAGTAGAAGGGGATGTAGTGTGAAGGAAATGAAAGTAGAAGAGTTCGGCAAGAGCTGGGAATACGAAAAAGCCAAGCGTGAACACCGCAAGGAAGATCGTAAAAGTCGTGACCGTCGCAAGTCTGGTCGTGGTGTTTGGGAGGCTAAACCTGCTGACATTCAGGACGACGATTAAGCTGGACAGGTCTTGACAAAGGGTGTATAATTAGTGTAGAGAAGGAGTTCTTAACATAAGGAGCCAATGATGGCTGATCTAAATACACCTGCTGCACTGGAAGCGTACTACGCCAAAGAACAGATCAGGATTCTCAAAGTTAAGCTTGCCGATTTCAGGGAGTGTCTAAGGACTTGTACAATCCCGAGACGAAGAATGTGGCTAGAAGCTCGTATCAATGAACTTCGCTTGGCTATGCACGAACGTACACAAATGTGGTATTGACAGGCCCGCTTCGGCGGGCTTTTTCTTTGGGTAAAATAAAGTGAAAATATTAACCCAAAGGGTTGACCGGCACCCTATATCCTGTACAATGGGCACATCAACCAACAACGGAGCAACAAATAATGATCAACATCGCTGACAAAATCTGGGCAGTAAAAGCTGTAGGTCGTGGTGACTTGGCTTACATGTGCCCTTACCACCTGAAGCGTGATGGCACTCCAGATAGTGCAACCTCCAAGATGATGAAGACTGGTCAGAACTGGGCCAACGTTCCAGCACGATATGAGTATGTACGTGATGCTGCTGGCAACCCAGTGAAAAATGATCAAGGCCACTACATCCAAGAACTCCGAGAAGCTGAGACTGCTGGTGAGGTTGGCATCTACGACAACGTGCCAATGAAAGGGTTCAAGGTTGGTCAAGACGCCACTCGCTGGACCACAGAGAACAAGGTGTTCCGTCTTCATGATCCACGCGGCTTCACTGTGGAGATTCCAACCGGCAACCTGTCAACTCTAATCCAAACCTGTACCATCATCAACGGTGAAATCATGGATGAATGTGTCTGGGGACGTGAGGGTTGTCACATCCTGTTGCCCATCAACGCACCAGAATACACCAAGGTTGTCAAGGAGATTGAAAAGGTGGAGGAAGCCTTGAAGATCAAAGATTTGAAGCCGGGGGATTGGGTGAAGATGCGACAACATGGCTCTGAGCAGGGTGAGGTTCAATTTGTTGGTATGGTGAAGCTGGAGTGGACCCAGCACCGGATGCTGTACGATGTTGTTGTTGACCAGCGCCAGTTGGGTTACTACAGTTCATACCTGTCACTGAAGAGCGTCAACTTCCGTGATGATGACAAGGAAGTTTTGCGTGATTCTCAATGGGTTGGGTTGTTCGCAACCACAGTACAGGAAGAGTGTTTCAATGATGGTGAACATCATGGCGGGCAGGTTAAGTGGAAGTATAGTGATCCTGTTGCCGCTCTAAGCACTGAGAACAACACAGTTAAGATCACTTCACGCCGAGCTGGTGAACTGCCTGAAGAGTACAAAGACCTGAACAAAATGATCAAGCGTGTGAACCACTATACTGGCTACCGGATGGGTCGTCGTGACTGTCCTGACCGTGTAAAGAACAAATTTGCCAAGCAAGAGAGCCGTCAGGGCTACTATGATCGTGCCGCAGCCAAGGATCAAACCGAGGCGTTCTACACTGCAACTATCTATCAAAAGGCGAAGTATGATTAATTATGAGCAGAAAGAAGAGTACATCCGGGTGAAGTGGCACAAGAAAGAGCTTGGTCGGATTTACCGTGAGGACAACCACTGGCATTACCGCCCCCGTGGGTGTGGTGGCAAGATTCGCAGTGAAGAGTTTGCTTCCCTTACTGCACTCAAACAATACATTGAAGGAGGTAAAGAATGACATTACTATTTGCAAAGATTGCTATGACCGCGTTGGTGATCTACCTGATCATGCTGATGATCGACAGCTTCTGTAATTATGAAGACAAAGCTAAAGGACAGCTTAAGACCAAGGTTCCAGCGTTCGTTCCCTACATTGGCGGGGCTGCCGGGATCGTGATGGTGGTGAGTGTGATTATTGCAATCATCATGGGGATTTGGGCATGAAACTTTTGGGCGGCATCCTAGTGCTAATCGTGATTGTCTTTGGTTTCCTGTGCGTCTGGGCAGCCTGTGAGGGTGGTTACGAGATGATAACACTTGGGGCTGAGAGCCGAGCTGACTTAATTGGCAACTGGTTCATGATCGTAATTGTGTTCCTTACTGGTATGTGCTGCTTCGCAGTGGCACCAGTAATAATCAACGAGATGTGAGGAGAGAGTAATGGACAACGAAACTATCAGACTGATTGCATACCTGACGTTCTGGGGTTTTGTTATCTGGTGTATATTCAAGTAGCAACACCCTCAAGCCCTGCCTTACTTTAAGGTGGGGCTTACTTTTGTCCTTACTTTTTGCTCCGGGTTACTTTCCAGCTTACTTTTACGGCGGCAGGGTATTCGCCAAAAGGTTTCGCTAGGCGGATTTTCTGGAAAAGGTTTGGTTGGCATGTAGACACGGACAGATTTTCACAGTAAGATACGCACATCAACTCACAAGGAGAAACATAATGGCTTACAAACTTCGTTGCAACTCTTGCGGTCGTACCTTCGTGTCTGATTATCGTAGTGGCAAGTGCACCTCGTACTCTTGCTCTAGCCGTGATACAGACTTCATTGAAACTGTGCTCGACGTTGCTGTTGGTGTGGCTGTAGGCTACGCAACTGGCTCTCTGATTGAGGATGCAGCCGGTGCTGCCGTGGACGTGGTAGGCAGCATCTTCGACTGGTGATAAGCTGGAGAAACGGCCAGCTTTTTACAGAGAAACGGATAGATTTTTATGGGGCCAAATCCCCGGACAGATTTTTATAGAGATGTATATAGAGACTTTCAGGTAGAAATCTAGGGCTACAGACGTGCTACAAGTTTTTGGTGTAGCACGTCACTGCCCCACTGAATACGATTGAGAATCATTCTCAAATGCAGTTGACAATCAATCTCATTCATATCGGGAGTCGAGAAGCATTCGTATTACCAGAATGACGCCCACCCTCCCCGTCTTATACTCCAGTGTCTGGCCCTTGGGCTGTCGTTCCTGCTGTGTATGATTCTACCAACTTGAACAGCGAATGCAACCCCTTGACAGAAATATTTTCTAGTGTTATTCGCACGCCTAGCCGCACGCGCTGGCTGGATAGAAAGCGCTCTGAAAAGAATTTCAAAAAATATTGAAAATAGTTGTTGACGGGTTATCAGGATTTGCTAAGATGACCCCACACAAACGAAATGCCCCAGGCGGGCTAAGGTAATGGGCAATAATGACTACTAAGCAAACCCCAGCACAAGAAGCCGGTTTCATCTTGAACGTAACCCGTTTGAAGCTTGACCCTAACAGCGACCGTTTCGCGTCGGCAGCGGGTAGCTATGAAAGCCAGATGAGCGAGGTTAAAGAAAACCTTATTCGCCAAACTGCCATGTACAGCGGGAACTACACCTACCCTGTGCCATGCCCTGAAGGTGGCGACGCTTCGACAGCGTTTAGCCGCAACTCCAACAAATGGCGTGGGGCTTATGGCCTTAATCGTTTGGTGCAGTTGGAACAACTCATTGGGTTGATTAAAACTAAGTGGGATGATACCCTTGTAAACCGCAAGACTCCCGCTTTCCGTAATGGTTTGAAAGTTGGTGACGTTGTACGCTATACCCGCCGGGATACGCCGTCTTTTTGGGTGTTTCGTTACGATGATGAATCAATGTCGCCTAGTTTCCACAAGCTCACTGACAAAGATGATTACGCAGACCTTGACCTTAACCACGTTGTCAAGGTTGACAAGGATGAAATCAGCAAGCCGCGTGCTGTAAGTGAGTTCCTGTCTGAGCTTGAGGCACAAGCCAAGAAGAAAGCAGACATCGAACGCCAGATTGCCGAACTTCAAAAGGAATTGACCAACGTTCAAACGGATATCGCCATGCTCGACTATGGTCTGGCCGATCAACACAAAGTTAAACGTATCGTCTAATAAACGCTTGACATGGTGGCCCTTCCCTGTAGAATGGGCCACACAAGCAAAGGAGGTTTAATTGGCTGACTGGATGCTTGATCCCCCGGATGACGACGAAGAGTTTATTCATACAGATTATGACGATGATGTCGCCATAGAATTGTATGACATTGATGAAGAGAGCGCAAACGCCTCAAGTAATTGGCAAAATTCTCGTGATCTATAGTTGACAATCTAAATAAAACCGCCCAAAATGGGCACACACCAAACGTAAAGAGGGCTACAAAATGGCTACCATCGTTCGCACTGACGCTGTATCTAAGGCTATCGCTCAAATGATTCACAACAACGGTGCCAAGTTTTTTGGCGTCACCTTTGTCAAAAAGAATGGCGAACAACGTACCTTGAATGGTCACGTTCGCAAGGTTGAGGGTCATGACGGCCACAACAATGCCAGCCACTTCGAAAAATACGTTACTATCGTATTGAACGAAAAAGACAAAGACGGTAAAGAGCAATTCCGTAATGTCAACACCGAAACTATCGTTTCGCTGTCGATTGGCGGTCGCAAGATGTTCTTTAAATAAGCTTCACAGCTAGAGCGTTTGTTATACAGTCTTGGCTTTATAGGCGAAAGTCGGTCGAGACTGTATAGCAGGCAATCAAGCCTTGATAGAAGGGTTACACAATGCGTACTGTAAAAGCTCAAGAATTCGGCAAAGACTACCAGTTCCAGGCGGCTAAGAAACAAGCCCGCAAAGCCGAGATTGGCCGTCGGTCTGGCCGTCGCGGGACCGCTGCATGGGGCAACTGGTCGGAGGCTGCATAACATGCAAGTTAAATCATTTGTCAGCGAAGGCGAAGCAATGAGTTATGTAGCCAAGTCCCTTGGGGTAAGCTATAATGAAGCGGAAAACCTTTACTGTGCTATTGGTGGTCTGCAAGGTTATGCAGTTAGCTTTTCTGTACGCTATCCAAGGGATGATCCGTTTAGCCTTTGCATGCAAGCTTTCATGACAGAAAACTTTATCACAAGTCTACAGACACAATACGACGACTAAAAGAAGGCCCCGCAAGCAAATAAACGCTTGACGGGGCTTTTTCGTAACTGTAGAATTCTCCATATCGAAACACAACACACTTCAAGAGGCTGCATCATGACTCAAGAGTATTCCACTGTAGAAGCCGCATTCAACTGTGCCGAGCTTGCCCACTGGTTTCAAATCCCTTGCAAGCTGTATAAAGAGGCTGGCAAGTGGTGTGTTAAATTCTGATATGGCTGCTATCAGAAGGGCGCCAAGGGAACCCACACCACCAAAGAAGCCCATTGTCAAGGTGGCCCCACTTCATAGACGAATTCTAGGTCGTGGTGCAACTGAGGTTGACTTAATCTATGACTTGAGGGCGGAGCTTGAGAAAGCTTATGAGCTTGATCAAATGGAATACGATACTTATCTAGACTGCCATGAAGCTCTAGACGTTCGTGAAGCAAAGGCCAAGGAAGCGCTAGACAAGGCCACAGGAAGGTATTGTAAACCACCGAAAGTTATCAATGTCAAGCGTAAAATGCAGTACAAGCCACGCCGCTACAAAAGATGGCATATCAAGTTGTTTTGTGTTCTTGTCTTTTTGATTGTGTGGAAAATCATCAGTTTTAAGCCTTGACACACTGTACAGAAAGTCTATAATTCTCCTATTGAAACGCACAAAAGGTATAGCAAAATGTTTTACGTCCTTAATCCTGTATCTAGCAACTCTAAGACTGGTCCTATCCCTGTTAGCACTTCTAACAGTGCTACATGCCCAGACGCTTGCCCTATCAAGCTCAAAGGCTGTTATGCCAAGTATGGCCCAACTGGTATGCACTGGCGTAAACTGGATGAGGGCTCTAGCAAGAATGCTAAAGAGTGGGGCGAATTCCTCAAAGACGTAAAACGCATTGCTCGTGGCAGCCTGTGGCGTCACAATCAAGCCGGTGATTTGAACGGGTTGGGTGAACAAATTGACTTGACAATGCTGAAACAACTGGTACACGCTAACGCCGGTAAACGTGGATTCACCTACACACATTACGACATGCTGTCAAATCCTATTACAGCGCAAGTAAACAAAGATGCAGTAGCCTACGCCAACCGCAATGGTTTCACAATCAACCTTAGCGGCAATGACATTAATCATGCTGATAGGCTAAAAGCGCTTGACATTGCTCCCGTTGTCGTGCTTATGCCACGTGATACAGAAAAGGTTAGCTATACGCCAGCTGGTAACAAGGTGGTGATTTGTCCCGCCGAAAACAGCGATAAGGTGACTTGCTTAACTTGTGGTCTGTGCCAGCTTTCGAAGCGAGACTACATTATCGGGTTTCGTGCACACGGTACAGCGGCTAAGACAGTCGAGCTAATCGCCAAAGGCTAACAACAAAAAGGCGCCAACCCCTAGGAATGGCGCCACTCTTTCGGATTGTTTCGCATGAATTCCACTATTTATAACGCGCTTAATCAGTGTTCCACCACTGGTTTAGAAAGACTTGTCAAGTCTGAAGACACGCCAGACGGCAAGCAAATCAAGCTGTACAAGGATCACAAGGGCTTTTACCGTATAGTTTTGTTTGGCTCTAATGCGCCAGATAGTGGGTTGAGTGGTGTTATTATACAGCCAGACGGTGAAGTCTATTATAAGCAAACTGCGCCCCATGCCCAAGGTAACAACTACACAAGGATGTTACAGGCCCAATTGACACTATGGGGAGTTGATTGGTACCCTAGTATGTTTCAAACTTCGAGCGGCGCCGCTTGCTATAAGAATGAAACATTTTACAAAAATCTTTAAAAGGGTGTTGACAGACAAAACCAACACTGTAGAATTGACCACACAAGAGGCAAACAAGCCTCACAACTTGAAAGGAAATTGCAAATGTCTTGGAAAATCGAAGCTACCAGCGAACTGGCAAAGAACATCAAAGCTTCTGGCTTTCGTGTGTTCATCGCTAAGAGCGGCACTTATGGCTTCTACACGGACGCCGAAGGTTCTAAGGTTGTGAGTTTCCAACTTGATTTGGGCGGTTTCAAGTTTACCGGCAACTACAAGACAAATCAGCCTACACAGTGTGGCACGGGCTGGCAGTTGGCAGAAGGCACCTATCAAGGCATGTTCAACGAATTCCCATCGTGGTCGCTACGTGGTGCAAGCTGGAAATATACCACGCTTGAACAATATCTCGCCACCTATCACCCATCGTCTGTTTACACTGAAGTGTAAAATAGAGCTTGCAAGGCCCATTCAACCTGATAGAATGGGCTCACACAAACCGCTACAGGATTATCACCATGGAACGCTACTTCATCCGAAACTGTCTTGGTCATATCGTTGGTAACCCTAAAGGTTATCTCACCTATAAAGGTGCAAACATGATCTTTAATCGCCAGAAAATGCAGGTTGAATTGATCGACCTTGCAAACGCTGAAAAGGTGAAAGGTAGCGTAGATGGTGCCGTTATGATTGGCTCTATCAAGCTTGAGAGTGTCGGCCCTAAAACCTTGAAAGTTGTCCGGGTTGAAACAAGGGACGGTCAAGGCATGTATAACAATGTGTGGTTTGAGTGCAACTTACCTTGTGATGATAGTCACCCAACCATTGATGGGGATTCCCTCTATAAGAGCAACCTTGAAAGCTATAACCATAAACGAGCAATCTTCAGCTATTACGGCGAGCCTAGTGGTCACCGCTTCGGCTTCCTTGACTTGAACATGCTTCGTCGTTGGATTTATAACGACAGGTGGTTGACCGCAATGAGTAGCAAAGGTGCTGTGATTTGCACCTATGAAGTGCCTGAAGAGTTTGTCGTTGTTGGTCGCACACAATTGACATTCGAATTCGAAAAGGCTGTATGTCTTGACCGAAAACCGCTTGCAAGTGTGTTAGAACAAGTTTAGAATGCAAACTCACAAGGCGAATAAGGTGACATTATGAAAGCCGTTATAAAGTACGCAGCGTTTTACAATGAGTACGACCGAACTGTCACAGTGTACAAGCTGGATGATGGGCGGTATAAGGTTGTAATTTCGCATGATGGTGTAGATACTCCCGTAAGCTATGACAGGACGTTTCTGTCTTTGAGTAGGGCCACAGAATGGGCAAAAGATCAACTGTAGATTTTTAATTAATGGGGCTTGCAATGTCAGGCGCCCATTGATAAAATGCCTACACACTAAAAGGAATAGCTCAAATGTCCATCACTCGCACTAGCTTGATTCACCCAACCATGATTCGCAAAATCCGTCAAGCCCTGTACTACGCCCACAAAGGTCAAGGCGAGAAGATGAACGGCCACAACCGCCGTTGCTACATAACCAATGCGAAGGGCCATAACATCATGCGCCTCGATTGGGTTGGTGGTCGTGAAGGCTATATTGTCTACGGTGCCGAGTCTCGCAACGTTACCAAAGCTGTGCGTAGTGCCCTGGCTAGTGTTGTAGCTCGTGATTTGATCGAAGGCCAACAACAAACAAAAGCAACTCAATACGCTGAAGCCTATAGTGCTGGCCCTGCAAGCATCAAAGTTGTCAAGGCCGCTTGTATTGCTTTGGCAGCTGGCACCTTGTCCGCTTGCCAGTCAGCAGGTGCTTACACTGCTCTTATGGGCTTTGTCAATGGGTTGTTGTCATAGTGGCAATTCATGTGCAAGTGAACAGAGCCAGGAAGACGATACACATTAGCAGGCTTGGTAAAGAGTTTACAAGCGGCAAAGTGTATAGCAATCGTCATGCCAAGGACATAGAAAAGCGTTTCAAAGCGTGGGACGCTCAAGGCTGGCCCTATGAACCAAAGGACGTATAAAAATGAAAACCACTGATAAAGTTCTTCATGTAATTCTTGGCATGGTTTTTGCCGCCCTGATCGTTGCACTAATTTTTCAAGCATTGGCAAAATAGTTGTTGCATGGTCGTTTGTTT